ATCTCCTCCCGATTGATCTCCTCCCGATTGATCTCCTCCCGATTGATCTCCTCCCTCCTTTCGATTTTTGTGTAAGTCTTTCTGCATTCTTTTTTAGTTTTTCTCGGTTTTCTTTCCAAACTTTATTTTCTTCTTCCTTAAATTTTTGTAATTTTTCTAGTCTTGCCTCATGTAATTCATCAAAATCCTCCAATAACTTGGTTATATCTTTTTCTGTAAATTTGTTCAACAAATTTGCATCTTCATCATCTAATCGATTCAATCTATTTTTTTTAGTACGTCCATTTATTGATGGATATGGTGTACTGGGAAAGATTTTATGAAATTCTTTCATACTACTCAAATTATGTTTTAACGCATCTTCTCGAGGAATATAATCAAAGTCTTTGATATTTTTCACTATTTCCAATAAGTCTTTTTGTTCTTTTGTAAGAGTAGAAATATTTACTGCCCGTGTACTATGTGGTGTATACGACATATATATATACAAGATATATTCATTATTATATTTTCAAAAATATAAATACGTATTTGAGAACATTATGAAATCTACACATTTTCTAAATATTTTTCCAATGACATTTTTCCCATCGGATCTAATTCTTGGAATCCTTTTAATTCGCTCAACATAAATGGTGTGGATACAATATTATATTCGGGTATGAAATTCGTTTTTCCCTGTGGTTCAGTAAGGGTTCTTACAAAATAATATTTATCATTCGTTTTTCCAGTATATAATATGATATAGTTCAAGTTCTCGAATAGATTTTTTATTGGTTTGGTAGAAAAGAGTACCATCGGTATTTTCGTTTCAATCGCGAGAACCCACATATCTAAATTTGTCAAACAGTAATCTTGGTTTAAAATACCCTCTTCCAATGTAATTTTTTTGGAAATGACTTTATCGATAATGTCTTTTTTACCCTGTTTTTTCAATATTTTCAGGATTTTATCCCCCCATCTTTCCATATATTTTTTGTATCCAATAATCAATGTATCTTTTACTGCTTCTATCGTAACCATTTTTTCGTATTTTTTGAACAACAGATAGATAAATGTGAAAAAACTGCATTTTTTAGAAGAGTTCATTTCCCATTCTTTTGCATTTTTGGGGAACATTTTATTCCATTCATTTGTATTTATATTTCCGATAAAATCAATTTGTTCTTTAAAACACTCGATTTCCATTATATTTGGACGTTCTCCTATTTCCTTTTCTTTTTCGGTTAGTTGCAATTGTTCTGCATAACTAATTTCATTTTTATAGGATTGGGTTTTCACTGGGTTCGCCATATCATATGTAATTCTCATATTTTGGATATATGTATGTTCTTTCAATTCTTTGAAATAATCGGGGGTCAAAAAGGAATCCAACATAATCATTTCATTTTCATTTATTTTATATTCGGTATTGGAGAGATTCAAGAAAACATTTGGATTTAATATAAAAGATCGGATACGTTTATATCTCACCAACTCATCTGCCACCCTTTCAAAATATACTTTGTTGTTTTCCAATCCACTTAATAAATGTTTTTTGGGGATAATCAATTGATTCGTTCCATTTTTAAATAAACAATATTTGGTTTTTGTTTTATTTTCTGTTCGGCAATTCGTAATATCATCGAGCGACATTAACGCGGCATCATCAAACACATTAAATACTACATAGGTATCACATAATTCATGTAATAATTTCTCGATTTTTTTCAGTTTGTTTTTATACAAATATTTATGGTTCTCAATTATCTCTTTTATTTTATCTTTAAATTCTCTATTCGCGAATTCGTTCATCGCAATACGAACCGTTGTTCGAAACACAGTATAAAATTGCGATTCTAATGCAATCATTTTGACGGCACGTATTCGCTGCCCATCCTCTTTTTTATCTGTAGTAATTACTTTATCGGCAACAATATGATTTTCATCTTGAATTACCACTAATCCATCTTCCTGTATATTATCATAAGGAGGAGATACCATTACAAATTGATTTGTTTCTGTAAGAATTCCTACAATCAATCCATCCTCGATGACTTTTATCATCGGTTTGCATAAAATACTGCCCTTTGTCGTTTTATTTATTTTTATTAATGTATCCCGGGTATATTCATAATTTGTCCAAATATCGTCGTCCATATATTTTATTGGCAAATCGGACAATCTACTCGATGGGAAACATGGAACAATAATTGTTTTATCTTTTTCAATAGAACATCCTATACCAATAATTTTATTTTTATAATTGAGAACTTGAAATAAAATACTATATTTTTGAATGGTTAATTCCTCCAATATTGTGGTGGCAGATTTATTATGTTTAAATTTATAAACGCTCGGCATACTTGGTTGGGATGCACAATATTTATGCGAAGTATTTTTAATAATCTGTAGAGTTTTATGTAGAATTGTTTGATTCATTACATTTTGAGTTTTATTTGCCAATTTTTCATAGAAAGTTATATATATTTCGGGTTTTGTTTCATTTTTATCCAACAGATAAATTGGTTCATAGAATTCGTCGTGTTTCAATAGAATAACAGTTTCCTTCTTGGAATCATAAATCATATCAGAATACGACGAAGTAGGACATAATAATTCAATATCATCTGTCATATCATTCTCTTTGATATTCAATATCGCCAAATTCAATCCCAATGAAAATAATTTGGGATTTGGAGAACATACAATATCCCACAAATATGTATGATCGATAATAGAATCTTCTTTTTCTAAAAAAACCAAAAATTGTTCATAGGCGGCAATCGTATCATTTGCAAAATCTTCTTGAGATTCTATCTCAAGATTGATACTTTCTAAAAATTCACTATCATCATATTTTGTAAAATCAATATCTTCATATGCATATGTTTTGGGTTTAAACATAGCCACTAGAGAACCATTATGTATTTTTAAAAAAACGTCGATTGTAATTGCACTGATCATTATTTTGGTCATTTCCAAAATAGAAAGACTTGGGTTTATTTTCTTCTTTTTGGAATACAAATCGGAAATACATGCAATAAATGATTTATTCATACTTTCTTCTACACCATATCGTAATATTGTTTTTGTATTTATACGCAACAATGCCGAATTATTTGGATCCAATGATTTGGAATTATCTGTTTGTAGAAATAATTGCACCGACATTGGTAAAAACCCAAATCGACGAGGCGGAATTGGATATCGTTCGATGGATAAAATAAGATCTGTTCTCCTTTTTTTGGGATCTACTTCCGCCGCATTTTTTTTTACATTCGATGCACATTGTTTAATTCGATCTTGTATTTTTTCAGATTCCCAATTTTTTTTGAAACAACAGGGCAAACAATGTCCGTTGGGATGTTTTCCGTCTTTCAAGAATGATGGAATTGTCTCTGCATTTTGTTTGTTCTCGAAAATATAATGTCCTTTCGGAACATTTACTGCATTTTTTGGAATAATTTTACCCCCACATTCGTTATTCTTCACCTGTTCTTCTGTCATTGCTTTTTGATTTAATAAACACCAATATCGTGGACAAATATATGAATATTTATTATCTGGATCTGTACCATATTCTATATGATGATTATATGATGCAGGATCCATTTCACTCCTTTCCTTTTCGGTAATAATAACAGGTTGTCTTGATACAGGACATAATCTTGCATATGATTTGAAATTTCCTTGAGGTTCGGTTAAAAATAAACTGGGATCACGTTCTTTCATTCTCTTTAAAAACAGATTATTATTTTCATGACGTAATGGCATTCCATCTATTTGTTTTGCTTTTGCCGAATTGTATTCATTATTTTCATTATCTCCTCCTACAATATCATCATCCTCTTCGAAATCATACATTGGATCAAACATTATATTGTTTTCATCGTCATCTTCATTTTCATCAATATCACTTATTGCATTTTTATCGATTTGGGATAAAATCGGTGAATCTTCTTCCTGTAAGATTTCAATGTCTTCATCTTCAATAGTTGCATCCTCATATTCAGTCAAATCTCCCAGATTCGTTTTATTTTTGGATGTTATTTCGGGATTTTCTAGTTTTTTTTCCTGTTCCTCTTCCTCTTCATCGAACTCTTCTCTCATAAAATAATCATCTTTATCTTCGTCAAATTCTTCCTCGATCGGAGATTGTATTTTTTGCAGTATATTTTCAGTTTGAACTACCACCACATTTCCGATATGGGATTTATCTATATTTTCATTTATTTTTTTCGAAGACATATTTACAAATTTCGTTTTATTTATTTTGGTAGTTTCTGGGAACTGTGTGATACGTAATAAACTGTCGATATATACATGCAACACATCCACATATTTAATAGAATGCAAAATATCTACTTCCGCGAAGAAAATAATATCATAGGTTGCAATACGAAACTGCACGGGAAATCCAGGACTATCCTTTATTTTTTGTTGGCGGGTTTCATGATCTGTATAATATTTCACTAATCGCATTTTCGCTTGATCCAATGTCATATCGAATTTCTCTACTATTTCATCGACTATTTCGCGATCTTTCTTTCTATGTTCAAATTGTTCTGCAATAAATACATCTTCCGCATTCATTTCCTGGTAATTATCCACACGTTTAAATCGCAATGTTGCGCCTTTGTCTATATTATCATCCACTATATCAAACACAGATCCAATACATCCTGTGTATTCACCTAATTTAATGGCTTTGGTCGTTTTTATACTACAGACATAATGCAAATTGACAATTTGAATAAAGGAATCTTCCAATGAATGAAATGGTTGGATACTATATCCTCCATTTTTTTCGAGAAAATCATTGATATGTTGAATTACAGGGTTTACATATTTATCAATGATTTCGGTTAATTGTGGGGGTAATAACGGTTTTGTCAAATTCCCGTATACATTCAAACTCCCATTCGATAAAATATCAATATACAATTGGTGCTCCGATTTTATAAAAAGGGAAATTTGATTGTTTTTTCCAATATCGGTTGCCAATTTCATGACCACATTTTTTTCCAAAAACGGGATTTTATCTCCAAATTTCGTTATTTTTTCGGTATACAATCGATAAATATTTTCGCGTCTTGCGCCTGGATTGTATTTTATGAAAGGAATGGATTCACTCGAATGAACATTTTTAAAAATCGCGTCCAATGGAAGTAATTGTTTCATACCGGGCATAATTGTGATTTCAAATGAATCGATTCCATGTGTTAAATATGGCAATTCGGATGTTCGAGCATTATATATATCATACAGTAAATCCACACTCTTGTACATATTAAAAATCTGTTTATTCATGATTTTTTTTGTTTCCTTTTTGAGAACATTTTGAATATCTGTTAATTCCTTCACAGAAAATACATTTCGATTGGCTAACAAAGGAAAATACATTGTCATCATATATTCCAAATTCAGCGTATTTTCGGCTGCATATTTCATTACATCTTGTGCCAGGCATACATATATAATATTATCTATAAAATCTCCTCCCGACTGATTCAACAGAACCAAATTATCTTCGGTTTTCAAAAAATTATTTCCCAATTCTAATTTCATATTTGGCAAAATGTCGTATGGATTGGCGGAAAATAATTCGTTGCGTTTGATAGTAAACTCTTTTCCCAGTGGAATTTTATGAGGTGACGATTTTCCATCCAGATTTATTTTGTATAAATCATCATATTCATAATATTCTTTTTGAGGAATAGATTTGAGAACATTTCCGGAAATACCCAGATTCACTAAAAGTTGTTTGAATTCATTTACATGTATTGTATTGTCGATGGCCACATTTTGAAAGACATTTTGTAATATTATTTTATGTTGGATACTACTAAACAAATATAATTCATCATATGATATGGTATCTAAATCCTCCATTATTTTTTTTTTCACAATACGGATTGAATCGTCTTTATGTATTTGCTGTTTGGAAAAAACAATCGGAATTTTCTCATTTTGTATATGTTCTCGTTCCTTTTCACTAAATATGCTTTGGTATCGATCATCGTCATTCTTATAGACTTTATAATTTTCATATACGAATATTTTATGGATAAGTCCATTCAAATCCAATATGCAAATTTTATATGCAACCATTTTAATATATATGGTTATTTTTTGTAAATATTTTTGTATGACTTTTTATACATTGTATTTATCACCCATCAGATAATTCCTTTCTGGTAATTTGTTAAATAAATACAAATTACCACAATACCACCAATCTACCAATCTACCTATGCGTCATAATATGGAATGTCGTGTATTTTCATACCACAATATTTTTGAGGTGTATCTTTATAATCCACTGGATTGTGTAATCCCGCCTCTTTGGCATTTTCTAACAGAAATTTAAAGTTCTCCCAAAATTCGGATTTATGTCCAATTGATTTTGTGGCGATATGTGCTAGTTCATGAATGGCGACGAACATGAGTGTATTCTCATCAATTAAATGATCATTATCTTTTTTCTCAACATTCAAACAGAATGCCAATTTCTCCCCCTTGTTTTCACTATATGCCGTATATTCGCTTGTCGGAAGAGTTTCTACTATTTTTTTGGGATTGAATCCCTTCACTAATCGTTGTACATTCGGTTCATCCGGACTTTTTTTACCCAAATAATCCACCAATGCTTTACATTTTTCACCGGTTTTTGCTAATAAATCGGCTGCTTTATTAATTTCGTCTCGTTCTCGCACACAATATTTATGCCCATCTACTCCCGATACAACGCATTTCAATTCAAATGATTCGATATTATCTAAATACATATAAATCGATATAACTAAAATACCGCCGATAATGATAAATATAAATAAATCAAGTTGATGCATATATACAATATGGCGATTATTCTATTTTCAAATAATTATACTTTTTATAGAAACTGGATTGATGAATACTGGTAACTTGTTGCACTACTTAGTATTACAAAGGTGTAAATAATAATAATAATAATGTAATTGAGAACATACCAAATATGCGGTATTTGAATAAATAAAATCTATAATTGTAAAGATTTTATTCTATTATATTTTTTGTATACACATTGTGCCGTATCATACATGCGATTTAACGACCTCCATATCCGACTTCAAGTGGAACACGTCCAAAATCTGGCTCAATAGTGCTTTGGTTCCATGGTCCAATATCTGATTTTGGAATAATAGGATCAGATCGTAATTGGTAATTTGGATTACGTAGAGTTTGTCCAATTGTATTTAAACCAATGTGATATCCGGCTTGAAGTAAATCAGGCATAGCAATATTTCCTTGGCTTACTGGGTTAAGTGACTCCCATTGACTATTTTGGTCTTGTGGAAGAAGATCTCCTGGATTTATAACAGATGATGGAGTAGTATATCCACCTTTTGAACTAGCAGTTGTTCGAGCGAAATATCCTTCTTTTTCCTCCTCATGAAATCCTTCTGGTTGTCCCTCTTCGTAAAATCCTTCTCTGTGTTCTTCTTCTTCATATCCTTCACTAATAACAGGAGGATAGGCTAATTCACCACCTTCATATCCTTCTCTGTGTTCTTCTTCTTCTTCATATCCTTCACTAATAGGAGGGTATTTTAAGTCACCTCCTTCATATCCATCCATAATATTTAGTTTTGATCCAGAATATGACAAAAGAGCCCATCCTAAAATTAAAAGAATAACAATAATCATAATTCTTTGTGTTGTAAAAAATCGAGATGCACCTTGAAAAATTTGTTTAAACATATTCGTTTATATAAACGGTGGATAAAATTATTTATACAATTTCATTTTTATTTTATCTTGAGTATTATTTGGTTAGTTTTTGCTAAAACTATTTTGTTTTTAAATTATACATTTTTGGGGTATTTATGTTTTTCATTTAATTATCAGAATTTGTGGTATTATCTTCTTGATCGTTATATTCATTATCCGGATCATCTTCTTCATCACTATCTAAAATATCATCCAACATATATGTATTTTTTATACGTTTTGCTTCTAAATAAGATGAAAGTGCTAAATTACGTGCGATTTTTGCCTTTCTTCTGGCTTCGCGATACATTTCATAATACACGTCATTTCGCTGTTTAATTTTCACTGTTTCAGAATCCGCTAATTCTTCTAAATTAAATTCCACTTCACATAATTCTTCTTCCTTCTTTATTTCTATTTTTTCGGTGATACATGATTCTTCTTCTAAAATATCTTTATCCTCTTTATCAAATTGAGTTGTATTTGTTTTAATAATATATTCACTCGACTGGGTTGATTCGGGTAACTCTTCTTCTTGTTCTTGTTCTTGTTCTTGTTCTTGTTCTAAAATAGGAATATGTGTGCGGATTTTATATCCATGAAGATTTGAATTATCATCATTTTGATGTGCTATATTCAAATCTGCAACTGGCAATTTAGTTGAAGAAATGTCTACGGATCGATTTGAATTCTTCAACGGTGTAAATATACACTTATCAAACAGATTCAATGGCTGCATCACCATCATTTGTTTTAATTCAATATCAATTTGGAAACTTCGGGCGGAACATCGAACTCCCTGTATTTCTAAAATACACATCACACTCATGTTGTCTTTAATATTTTCAAATGATATTTCGTGTTGATCCTCATCATAAATTTTTAAAACACTTTTGCCTAAACGATTCGGTATATTTGTTCTTACAATGTAGAATTTTCCGGATTTAAAACTTTTCATCGGAGATGTGAATGAGTTCTCAATATCGTGTAATTCTAATTCTGTTTCAAACCACTGTTGTCTATTTTTGTAAATAATTTGTTGAGTATGATTCTCTAAATTCTCCATCCATTGAATAAATTCCTCGTTTTCTTGGGAAAATACAAAATCACAATGTAATCTTTTGGTGCCTTTTATGGTATTTTGACGGGTGCTGCATTTAGGCGGTTGTATATAAAGAGGGGATTGATTTATTGAATATTTTATGAAAAAATTTCCACCTGAGATTGAAACAGGTTTATTTAATACTAGATTATCAAACTGAAATTTATCGTTTGCATCATAAATATGATCCATAATATATAGCATACATGACTACAATTGTATCATTCATTATACGCAATTCATTCGTTTACTAAAAAACAAATAAATCTGACGTTTTTATATGAAAAATTTGCGAGATACATGTATTGATTTTTTTAAAAATGAAGACATACGTAAGGACGTAAAGGAAATGATGAAACCGATTTACAATATGATTTATAATGAAATTTATTTATATTTATGGATTATTGCCATTTATAATATCTTTTTTGTTTTCGTTATTTTAGCAATGTTTTTTATTTTGTTGAAATTATTGAAAAAAATGGATGATTTCAAAAGTAATAAAATATTCGGTTAATATATATAAATGCCAAGAAAATCTAATAAAAAAATGAAGAGAGGTGGATCTGGATGTAGTGCTGCAGGTTATGGACAAGCAGTATGGGGAACTGGTCCTCAGCAATTGAGTCAATTAAATCGTTCTTCTCATCTTTCTCCGAATACAAATGTTAAATCATGTACCGGAGGAGGATTATTTTCATTATCTCCTGCAACCGTTGCAGGTAATGGTGTAACTGTATTACCAGTTCAACAAGTTAGTCGCAGTACATTTGTTCCTGTGACAAATCCTGCTAGCCATGCTATTAAAAATGTTACTACAACATCTGGAAAGGGTGGATTTTTTCTAGGAGGTAACAGTCATGTAGTAGTAGGCGAAGAAGGATTAGAAGGTGGATTACCAGAAGCACTTGTTCCTCTAAGTCTTATTGCACTCGACAACTACGCACACAGTAAAAAAAAGAGTAGAGAATTAGTTAAGGGAGGAGAAGAATTCAAAGGTGGATTACCATTATCAGAAGTAGTTGTTCCTGTAGGTCTTATTGCACTTAATCAATATGCACACAATCGTCGTCGTTCAAACAAAAAAAATAAAAGAGGTGGAGCAGTCGGAGCACTCATTCCAAGCATTCAAAATATTGCCGTCCCAGCAGTATTAATTGCAGCAAATCAATTATATGGTAATAGACGCCGTTCTCAAAAAAAACTAATTGGCGGACTTGGATCTACTGGTCCTCTTTCCGGCGCAGCCGGAGGAACTAGCAGTGGTGATTTATTAAATGGATCTGGATTAACCGGATCTGGATTAACCGGATTAAGTAATATTACAGATGTTATCAAAACAGCCGGTTTAACCGCTCAAGATGGCGTAAATAATTCAATGCTAAAAGCACAAGATTTATTATCAGGCATGTCAGCTAAACCAACCACTACACCTTCATTGCAAATGGGTGCAGATACATCATTCACTAAATATGGTGGAAAATCAAAACGTACTACTGCAAAGAAGCATAAAAAAACTTCTGGAAAGAAATAAATAATATTTGAATTTTTATAATAAAATAAAATTTCAAAACTTGTATATTATATCTATATTGTATAAATGTCCGCACCCTCAATAAAAGAAGAGAACGAAAAAGAAATGTCACCAAAAGCCATATTTGTAAAAAATATTCAATCATGGGTCTTTCTAGATAGTCAATTAAAACAAATAAACGAGAAAACGAGAAAAATGAGGGAAAAGAAACACGAATTATTGAATCAAATTAATTGTTATGTAACTGAAAATGATTTGAAAAATGCGAAAATTGAAATCAGTGATGGAGAACTTAAATTCGGAGAAAAAAAAGAGTATTCTCCGCTTACGTTTAATTATTTACAAGAATCTTTAGAAAAAATAATTTCCGATAAAAAACACGTGGAATATATAATTAATTATTTAAAAGAGAATCGTCAAATCAAAACAACCCCGGATATTCGAAGAACATCGAAATAATAATCGTCCTGTTTATACACCGAAGCACATTCTAAATTCCGACCTTTATGTCGGAATATTTGAAAGTGAAAAGGCTCATAAAGAAATCTAAATCTATCTATATCTATATATCTATATGTCATCGAATACACAATCTCCTTATATGTTCTCACAAAATGGAGAAAAGGAGTATTTCGGAGGACGTAAAATACGACAAAATGTAAATGAAATGCGTTTTAAAGACTTAGTTGTCCCCATCGGTCTTGTATATCAACCATGTGAATCGACTGAATGTAAATTACAAGAAGATAAAATAATCGATACCGATAAATACAATGCATTATTTGATTCAATGAACCCAAAAAAATCGAGAAAACAAAAATAATAATATATAATAATATATACTATATGAATCGATCAAATATTATTGTAGGAATCATTTTTTTTGTAGTTATTCTCTTTATAAATATATCGACAAATCCAAAAGAAGGATATACAGGACAATTAATTGGACAACATATGCAACGCGATCACAGATTGAATACAAATGTACGTCGTAATCGAAATACGTATACGAATGATATCGTTGTATATACCCCATTATATGCAAAATATGTATTGAATGTAGAAACGCGTCCTCAATCATTGTGGCCATTTTATTAGGATTTTATTCTGTTCTCGAATCATTCAAATATTCTTCTTTTTTATATATTTTCTTTTATGTAGTTTTCCTTCTTTTCCACACATGTGAGGCATGTGTCTTGATATAGCACAATAAGAGTACTCAATTGGAGCAATATAATTAACCCCATTCACTAAATAACTAATATTATATTCTATTATTGGAAATAAAGAGCATTTACCATATTCACCATCACCATTATCTGGTATAAAAAATTTACAATTAATACATAATTTTGGTTTAGTTACTTTCAAACAATAAATTGGTAATAAAATCGAGCAAATAATTATAAAAATATTTTTCATCATATGAATGCAATACAAATATTATATTTATATCATTTGTAGAAATACATGTAAATATCATTTCAATTAAATGTTTGAAATGATAAACGGTCTTATTTATTTTGGCGTAACAGAGAATATAATTGATTACCAAATAATTCGACTGTATTATTCGATATTTGAGTGTTCCACCAATCTAATAGTTTGGGAATATATATCGTGTTGAAATTAATCGCAAAAAAGAATTTGAAAAAATCGAAAATCAAAAAGACGGTTACTAATATTATCAATAAGTTCTCAATCAATGATATTGATAACGGTTTATATTCGGATGTCATTGGAATTTGAATTAAATATATCAACAAATAAAATGCAAATAAAATACAAATAAGGGAGAACAATGAAAATGGATTATCCAAATATTCTCCGAATATGACAATGTTTTTAGAGACTCCGAATTCGGCTTCTTTACGGGTTGTGTTAAAATAAACAGACAATATATATACAGATGATAATGAAAATACCATAATATCCAACATACGTCCCATTTGAATTCGTTCAGAATCTTTACTTGTTTTTTTATAAAAAATAAATAAAAGGAAATATATAATCAAATATATCGCTAAAAACCATAACATATGCGTGACATTTGATTTGGTTAAAAATTGTTCCATCATTTGTTGCATATCGCTATTTGTATATTCGGGTGTATCATATGAAGTTGATTCGGACATATTATATTATAAATATATATTAAATTACAATATTTTTTTTTTACGATAAAATAAACAATATGCAATCGCCGAAACTATAACATTTGAATTTTCGATTATTTCTACATTCGTATCATTATAATGGATCCATTTTCCGCCCGAGTTTTTTACAAAGGATGTATAATGCCCACCAGATGCACTTCCCATATGATTACATACTCCATATAAATCATACACATAACTACTCGGATTATATCCATGAACATATTTGGACAAATCTAGATTCAAAAGGGGGAAATCGATGATATTGTTTATTTTATGTTCTCCATCCGGAGAAAAACGTTTCAATGTAATTACTAATAATTCCGGAAGATTCCAGAACAGTATTTTCTTTTGAACTTCTTCCTTCTTCTTCGTTTTTTCATTATACCATTCATTGTCACCATTTAATATTTCGGGTTTCACAAATAAATCAAAACATTCGTATATATTTTTACAAAATGTGGAGTTTTCAAATAATTGTAAATCCAAAATAAAGAAATGTTCGGGTTTGATACTATGAGTTTTTTTTGCATTTAAACTACTAATATTTGTTACATAAATACCATAAAACATTTCCATAATTTCGGAATATTCGTTGGAATATACATTTCGCAACATTTCATAACACGTAATTGCCGTTTTATCTACATTATTTTTCGGATTTCCGGATATTTTCATTGTTATTTTACGCGAAATACTATTGTGTAAACAATCCACGATAAAAAGTAAAAATTCGGACATATCATTTTGTGCCCATCCTGTAAATATTTCCTTATTCTTACGTCGAGCGATTTGCTGAACATTATGCACAAATTTATTCGGGGATATTACCCCATTATCACTCCACATAAGATTCCGTAAATTATTCCATTCGTTTAATATAACAGAATCATTCGTATTTTTTATATATTTTTTACATTTGTCAGAATCTAATAAAAAGTGAAGTTCATATGTATGATTGAGAACTTGCAAACACGAATTTAAAAAACATGTATTTCCCAAATTTGTTAGCCCAGTAAATCCTTTATTTTCGTATTTAGATAAGTTCATAGATAAATTATATAAAACGATATCTCTATATTTTTTAATGGAAAATTCAAGAAATATACAAATACAAGATAATATCTTTAATATATTAAATGGATACAATGAAAATATGAATGAATATAATTTGAATATTCGCAGGTTATTGCATTTGTTGGAAGATAGTATACCACCTCAAACCGTAATATCTCGACAAAATACAAATCCAATTTCAAATATATTTCCAGTAAATAGTCGACCAAGTTCTCAAACAAGACAAAATATAGTTCCATCTTTCGATGTATTATTTGATATACCAATCCCTATGCGATCTACTGTACAAACTCTTTTGAATTTAAATAATAATCTATCAAATTTACAAAATGTGGTAGTTCATCCTACAGAAGAACAAATTCAAAACTCCACCGAAATAATCGAATATAATCGCACCGAGTTTCCGGAAAACACGACATGTCCAATTATATTCGATTATTTTGAAGAAGGAGAAGAAGTATGCCGAATATTACATTGTAGACATATATTCAAAAAAGATGCGATTATGAATTGGTTTCGAACAAATGTAAGATGTCCTGTTTGTAGATATGATATTCGCGAATATTCGCGCGAATCCGAAGAAGACAATGAAGACAATGACGACGAAGATAACGAAGACAATGAAGACAACGAAGACAATGAAGACAACGAAGACAATGAAGACAACGAAGAATATGCCGATGAATCAATCACTATAAATGTAACTACTCCTTCTGTTAGAGTTACAGATGGAAGTGGAAATAATGTAACAAATAATTTATCAAATGCATTGCAACAATTTATTAACCAAGAATTGGGACTCTTACATTTTGGATCATCAAATATTCGAGAACTATTATATACATTCGATATTCCTGTAGATATTTCAAATAATGGAGATTATCCATTTATTATGTAATAGATACTTATGTAATATTAGTTATATGAATATACCATTTCATTCGCCGGTGTAATACCAGTTATTTGTTTTAAATAATTAGTTATGGGTGTGGTATATGGCAATATTTTACTTCGTATAATATCAATATATTTATTCATGATATCGATAAAAGATATTAAAATGATAAATATTCCTGCAGAATAACATACTTTTCGATCTAATTCGGTAAATACAACTTTGTCATTTCTAAAACTATTGAATCTATAAATCAAGAAAATTCCTAAAAATATTTTAACAATCGAATAAAATTCCACAAAAATATCCGGAGTTTTATTAATAAATCCAATAAAAAATAAAACGAAAGTTATTTTCGTTATCCAACCAAAAACGATTAGGAAATTTAGTTCGAAATCATAGAATACTTTATTGCTTACTAATAAATCGCTCATTATACTATATGATTATATATTTTACATATAATCATAAATCTATCTGATCTTTCTTATAATATTTTATACATCTATATGTTACTGTTACACTATCTATTTTTTTTTGAAAAACACATCCATTGTTTGGATTTTATTTTGTTGGTTGAATATTTTCGTGAGGAATTTCTCAAATAGTAGACTTTTTACTTTCGCCGAACAATATTTTTCCTTTTTTTTCATAAACAATTCCAAATCATTCGTTTCTTTTTCCAAGACAATCATTTCTTTTCTATATGCACGTATTGTAGTGTCTTTACCGTGTGATTCCCATATTTGTTCCAATGCCAGTCCGAATAATTGTTGGAGAGGTTTCATTAGTTGATTTGTAATATAATAGGTGTAATCAATTTGAATGCGATTTTGAATGATAAATTCGGGGGTTTCTATTTTTTCTCCTAAAAGAGTTGACTTTTTATTATTATTTAATACATATAAATATTTAATACGATCTCCTGCTTTCGGTTTATTTCCAGGATCTCTTTTTCCCATTCTATCTGCCAATACTCGATGTGCAATTTGTTGTGGATTTTTATAATCACTTCGAAGTGCTTTTGTGATTGCCAATTTATCCATACTTACATTTCCATTGATCAGATCTTCTAGAGATATGTTCAAGAAATCAATGGCATTTTGAATATTGTTGTCTTTTATTAGAATATTGAGAATGCCGCCATAAATATCTTTCACCAAATCACAGTTATCGCGTCTTTTCAATACTAATCCCATATATTTGAGTTTTCCCTTATTCGGATTTTCTTCATACAGTATCCCCACGTATCTTTTCTTCGAAAGTAATATGAACGGCATCAATGTTTTTTCATAACTCAATTCCATTGGCGCTTTCAAATATTGTGTGCACAATTTCGCGGCGTCTTGTGCGATTTCAATTGTCATTTCTAATGCGGCTTTTCCGCGGATTTTTTCTCCTGTTTCTGGATTTTCCAAATTGAATGTGAAGAATACGGAATCGGTGTCTCCATATACATACTCCGCCTTACATTTCACAGGTCCATATGCGGTTTCATATAATAAATCTCCATATACTTCTTCCACAATCCGTTTGGCATAAATAATCATCATACGACCCGTTGCCGTAGTAGATGCAGCAACATCTTTTTCATAAAATGTAGATGTTCGTGCACCACACTGTCCATAAAGGGAATTCGCAGTTACTTTATAACCGAGTTGACGTTTATCCAATATATTCTGCATAAATACATCTTTTTCGGTTTTAATCATTTTTCGAGTATCCGAACGCGCTTTCAACAGTTCTTCCAATATACTTGGCATAATTGATTTTTGATTATCTGGAAGTTGTGCCCATCGACATGTCATTTTTCCGACTTTGGTTTTAACTTCTTTTGCCTTTGGATTATCGGCCGGTCGTAGATATTTATATGTGTCAAATTCTATATTGATATATTGATATCCTGGTAAATTATCATATATGAATTTTCCTTTTTTATCTCGTTCGCCAGTTTCCTTTATCAAATTTCCATTTAAATCGTATTCTTTTGTCCATACTTTACTATCGTGCGAATAATTCTGGCTGATCATAGAAGATGGATACAGAGATGAATAATCAACACATGCCACTGGATTATCCATATACATTCCACATTTAGGAGGCAATACAATTGCACCTTCATATCCATCTCCTCCAGTTGCCTTTTCCAAATCAGGCATCAGCGTATTTTTTTCTCGACATTTTTTTGCAACATAACTTGTGAGTTTGATTCCCTGTCCTCGAAATACTAAGAAACTAATCGGAACACTACATATTCTAGACATTTCAATATATCCTGTAAGAACATCAATTTTATTCATCAAATGATGAACCAAGTTACAATCTTGAATACAGTATTTTGCGACAATCGCCCGATCAGTCGATGATCCCATGGATAATCGGAAAATATCTTGTGGAGTCACATCATCTTTTGACATTCCCCATTTAATCGATTTCGTGGTTTCAAAATCATAATGACCTTTTATTGTAATTACATTGTATACTGAAGTGACTTCCTTGTCTTTGATGGTTTCTAATATAGAAACATTTTTCTCGATATTTACAACACTGAATTTTTGTCCGTTATTGTAATAATCCGATGAAAATCCAGTCAATTGGATATGTATGAAATCTCCTGGATTTAATCCGGTTAAATTATTACTATATAATTGTGTATTTCCATCTTCGGTATGCGTTATTTTTTTAATATCATCACTAATAAATTCTCCGGCAACATCATCTAATTTATAAGATGATAAATTAAAATCTCTGCGAAAATAAGAATACATATCGACTTGAATTCGTCCAGACATTTTAAAATATCGCAAATCAAATTCGCCACTGGCAATTTGCATTTTAGTATTTTCGATTTCTAATGTTGGAGTAGGAGAATCTTTATTTGCGATTTCCTTTGCGCATAATTCACCGCTTCTTCGGGATAGAGATGATAGAAATTCGCGATCACATCCATTTTCTTGGGATCTACGAAACATAAACTCATAATCAAACCCGAAAATATTATATCCAATAATAATATCCGGATTTTCTTCCTGTATGAGTTGACTCCATCGTAATAGAAGATCAGTTTCAGTATCACATGATTCAATGACTGCGCCATCTACTTCATCGCAACTGCCCAATACTACACAATGATTCAAATAGGGTTGATATTCGCCGTATTTCAAGAAAGTAGAACCGATAAATGTCACTTTGTCTCCATGTAATTTGGGGAATGTTCTTCCCAAAATGTCATTGGTCATTTGTATTTTATCTTCTCGCTCATATATTGGATTCAATAACATCTTGACAATCGTACATTTTTCCTGTTTTTTTTGTGCAGGTCGTTTTATATATTTGTTTGTATTTATTTCTTCATCGATATTCGGTTCATCTTCATTGTCTGATCCGTCATCTCGCGATTGTATATACGTTTTTTCTTTCATTTTTTCAAATAGAAATTCGATTATTTTGGATGCATTTACCATTTTATCGGCCACATCCGAATATTTTTCATCCGAAATTGCATTTTTCAATAAATGATTTTCAATCAATCCCTTTATTTTGTCTTTGCTGGGTTTTTGAATCGGATACACAATATCTACGTCTTCGAACTTGTCATATTGAAATGCAGTCAGCACGATTTTTGTAATTAATTTGGATGCACGGGGTTCATCTATATTTTCACATTGTTTTTGAAAAATATCTACGATATTGGTTGCAAGACGTTTATATGTTTTAATTGGAATGGGAAAATCTCCATGTGATGAACTCGCCTCAATATCAAAACTACATATTTTATAAGGAACTCGGGTTTCTTTTTCTGGCATGGGAATTATATTATTTTTTTCGCAAATATATTCGTATTTACATGTAGTTGTAAACTGCTTCGGAATTATGCATTTATCGGTTTCCACATGAACCCATCCCGATGGACTGATGTTATGTATATGAAAATAACGAAGTATTGGTGGAATATTGCTTTCATATATCTCGAGTTTCTGTCCTTGATACGACAATTGTGTCAGTTTACGGGTATTTGTATTTTCATTGTAGGAATACCATAAATTTTTTACTTTATTCATAGTTTGGGTATTTTTAAATGTAAATAATACAAATCGATGTTTTTTACCTCCTGAAAATCCATATAATTTATGATGTTCGACTATTTTTGCAGATAAGATCGCATTCGCATACATACGAATTTCCTTTTTATTTTTCAATTCATTCAACAGAATATTCACATCATTCTGTTTCCAATTATCACCTACCTTCGCATAAAAGAACGGTTGGTAATCATTGATAAAGAGAGAACAAGTTTCTCCTAATTCATTAATACCAAACATTTGAATCATGAAATCAATATCTTCGGGTTTCGCGCGTTGATTACTTTTTCCGCTGTTGACTGAGTCGGTATCACTATCCGACTTTCTGGATTCTTCATCATACATGTGGAAGTCAATTAAACGAAAGGAAGACATTATTATTATTAACGGAAGTTATTTAGATATTTTTAAATTATTATCTTGTCTTGCATTTCATAAAAAAAAGATCGATTTTATAGAACCGATATTTTTTTATGAAATGCATCATGATATCTTATCAAGTCTATGTCAATGTTAATCCAACAGAACTTGCAATAAATTGAATTAAATAATTATCATCATTCCCCCATTGCGCATAATCATCGCCTTGCATTACAATATTCTGTACATCTAGTAATTTACCAGAAGAACTGAATAACATAACACTAATTGAGATAGACGTAAATGCTATAAAATTATGTACAGTATATGAAAATTTAGTGACAGTTTCAGCAGGTTGAACAAATGGCGAAGGAACAACATCAATTTCTGGTGTATTCATTTATATACTTTTAATATATTTTTATTATTTTTTTTATTAATTTCCGAATTTAATTGCACAGGGTGAAACAGATAAGAATGATTTCGGAAATATGTATACAATGCGAAGGTAACACGTAAGTAAATATTTTCGTATTTCATTATTTATATAATCCTCGATGTTTTTTTGTTTTTTTAAATCTATTCATTTGTCTTTTTGTCTTTTTTTGTTTTGTCTTTTTCCCTTTATTTCGGCTAAATACTCCTACCCCTTTTGTTTTATCGGTTGATAGTAGTATCCAGTCTTTTATTTTATCTTTTGTTCGTTCTCCGTTATAATATTCAATTGTTTCGCCACTTACTTTTAAAATAGTTGGATAACCTGAGATTTCAACATTGGGATATTTTTTTTTAAATTCATCTAATTTATCCTTTTCCTTTTCTTCTATTTCTACTAGTTCAATATCAGGATATGATTTTAAATCTATTTTCATTGCGTCCCATTCTGGTTTTAGTGTAATACAATGTCCACACCATTCTGCATATATTTTACCAACCACTACTTTTTTCGATTTTGGAATTGACATTATATAAAATACATGAATATTTTTATAACATATAATATATAAATGAATTTTCTAAATAAAATTTTCATATTGTTTTTGATTGTTACTTTTTTAGCAGGTATTCATTTTTATTTATCTTATCCCCCCTATTCAGAATCATTTACTGAACAAATTGAAGATGATATAAACAACTATGGTACTCTATATACTGAGCCAATTGATACTGAAGATGTGAATGCAGAATCATGTCCAGATATTTTAATCAGAAAAGGAAATCATATATTACTCATGAATTCGAAATTACCCAATTCAATCGACAATATGATTGTATTTAACAATTTAGATGAATATATGAATTATTTAACAAGTCAACAGGATGATAATATCCATTGTCCCGTTCTGTATTTACAAGAGGAAACAAATACACAAGGTGAAGATGTATATAGAGTGCGTCCAAATCCGTTTATTTCCAAAACGAGTCAACCTGCATTACCCGCCACCACTGTTTTGCATAAAGGGACTAGTTTATATGGATTTCCACAAAATAAATCAATGTTAGAGAATATGAATAATAAAGAAACTACTGCGGAACCAAATGCAGAAACAGAAGAATCGTCGGATTATATGGGATTTGATCCTATGGGACAGGGTATTGGATTATATACAAAATTAGATAAAATTCATGATTCGACAAAAATGGAAAAATTAAGTGATAATCCTATGGATCCAAATTGGGGAGGAATTTTACATACACAATCTGCAGTTGCCTCTGGTAAATATAAATTAAATGAAGTTTCTAATCCAAATCAAGTATTTTCAGAAAATAGTGATAATTTACGTAATGACCAATCTACCCGAAATATCATGGCATAGTAGACATAGTAGAAATATCATATTAATTGGGTAGTATTGGATGGTTTATGTAAATATAGAAATATGTTTTTTCCGCATGTTTTATTTATTTTTCGCAGTTTTCCATCTCCGGATTCATATGTGATATTATCAAAACAATTGGGATTCTTTTCCATTTCTTTTATTAAATTCGAGAACGTTTCAAATTTTTGCATAATTGCGATTGCCGTCTTTGCACTAATTCCAGGTATTTGCGACAGTAATATTTCTCCGATATTTTCGGGAGTAATATTATCCTTTTTTGTTTTTTTGACAAACGATACATATTCTTTGGACTCATTCGATTCTTTCGATTCCTTGAATTCTTTAGTGTTTGAATTTTCAACAGGCAGTTCATTCTCTTGATTTTGTATTGTGATTTGCGGTAAGAATGTATTTGTTTTTTCGGATTTACAATCACGTTCTATTTTTTCAGTCATACAGAAAATAAGTTCGGCAGTTTCAATAGATGAACTAGTTCTCATTACTGAGAACCCTTTCATATAATTCAAAGATGTAATACATGAAAAAACTAATCGTTTGTCGGATAAAGAAAGAGTGGATAAAATACCTTCTATAATATAAATAATATTGTGTGGTGGTAATCCGCTCGCATTTGCTAATCGATATGATTGTTCTTTGTATCTTCCATCTTTTATACTTGACAATAAATCTTGCAATGTCTTACGTTCAAAGATCAAAATGTCTTTCCCTTCTTTATTTTGAAGTAAAATATCTCCAATATGGAGAACTTGACTAATTACTTCGATTTCCCCCTTTTTTTGAGATAAAAAAGGCTCCATTTTCGCATATATATCATGTTCTCGACAATCAATTATTATTTTCATTTATCTGTTTATACAAATATAATTATATCGTTTTTATAATTATATTATGCAGATACTAGTTTATCATATAGTAAAAAATAGAATAGTATATGATATTATTACCTTGACCAGTAAGTGTTTTTAACATCTCCACCAATAGGTCTTGATTGTTTAACATTTGCAGCAGCAGGGCATGTGGTTGCGAACGAATTTAATTTGAAACAATGGTTGTTGGCAACATTCGTGTTATTGAAGGCAATCGATGTTTGCGAATCACGTCCGATCATATGTGGAAATCCTGCTTTTTTGTTTCCTCCTCCTTGATTTTGGTTAATAGTAGAATCATATAGTCTAGCTCTTTTTGCGGCATTTGAAAGTCCCATTTTAATATATAATGACTAAATATTTTTTTCCAACGAAATAATAAAACAATTGTTTAAAGGATATAAATATTTGTCTATAAATATATTAACCCGTATTCATTTTATTGCCAAAACAAAATGAACACACAATACAATATGGACGAAGATATACGAATGGAGAAATTGCAAAATGGTACTGAAATATATATTTTTGATCCATATAATCCCCTAAATAAGGAAATAACACAACCCGAACTCGAAAATATTTTACAAAAATACGGATTGAATTTACCTGTTACGAATTTTAATTTGTATAAACGAGCATTTGTTCATCGTTCATATATTCGTCATCCGAATATAGAAAATACTCAAAACAATATTATTATTATTCCTAAACCAGATGATTGTATTGGATTACATACAAAATCAAATGAACGGTTGGAATTTGTGGGAGATGGAATATTGGAATGTATTACTAAATATTATTTGTATCGCCGATTTCCAAAAGAAAATGAAGGATTTATGACAGAAAAAAAGATTGCATTGGTTAAGAACGAGGCAATCGGACGATTGGCATATGAAATGGGTCTTCATAAATGGTTTGTTATTTCTAAACATGCCGAAACAAAACAAACCCGAACCAATCTCAAAAAATTGGGATGTTTATTCGAATCATTTATTGGTGCGATGTTTTTGGATTTTAATAAATTGAGTGTTCAAGATGAGGATGGATGGTTTTCCAATGTATTCTTAACTGGTCCTGGATTTCAAATGGTTCAAATTTTTGTGGAAAATGTGTTTGAAAAACATGTAGATTGGATGAGTTTAATTCAAAATGATGATAATTATAAAAATATTTTGCAAGTTCGCATTCAAAAAGAATTTAAGGTGACTCCACATTACATGGAAGTGGAAGATCATAATATTGAAACAGGATATCATATGGGTGTATATTTATGTTTAGGACAACCTATTTTTGGATTAAATCATTTCAAATCGATTCCCGTTTCCTCATTTTCTTCCTTTTCCGAAATACATCAACATATGTCGATAAATGGAAAAATATTTTTATTTTTAGGAGAAGGAAAACATAAAATCAAAAAGAAGGCGGAACAAATTGCGTGTGATGCGGCAATACGTAATTTACGTGTATTTTAATTTTGTATGATTATTGCCAGAAATATTACCCCCTTTGCACTTTTAAAATCGCCGATTATATAACCCTGAAATCGCATTTGGCGATTTCTTGGGTATAAAAGGTAATTTATCAGTTGCAAAGTAACAGTTATCTAAGCATTTTCAAATATGCCGACCTAAATGTCGGCATTTAGAATATGCAAAGGTGTAAAAAGAAGAAATTGATAAATGGTTTGTATTATAAATATATTTTATGAGTATAATATATATTTGGTTTTGTAATGAATGAACCTTTTCAATTAACACAATTAGAAAGAAAAGAACCTGGACAGAAGAAAAAAAAAATTAATATTATCTTTAATAAAAAACAGGAAGTGGGAGAACCTGAAAGAAATATGGATAAAGATGAAGAAAAAGAAGAGGATGAAAATATTGTAAAAACCCCAAAAGTAAATATTGTAGATAAACGCAAAAAAACATTATTGAATCGTGCGGATATATTAGAACGATTAAAATTGGTTAATCCAACTGCTCAAACACAATTAGTATCAAGAGCGCCAGCACCGATTGCCAAACCAATAGAACAAGAAAATGAAATAGAATTAGAACAACTAATACAAAAAACGAAAGAAACAGAAAAAGAACCAAAAACAGGAGAACAAGAAAAACAAAAGAAAATAGTACAACGAAAAAAGGTAGTATTTGAAAAGGAACAGGAAGAAAAAAAACAGGAAGAAAAAGAAGAGGAGAAACAACAAGAAATGGAAGAACTAGAACCGATTATACCTCTAGAAAAATCTACTACAGAAAAACCTGCAGCAAAAAAAAAAATGACAAAAAAGGAATTAAAATTACAACAAATGAATGAACCTATTGCCGATATTGATTTATCGACAGTTAAAATCGGAGAACTTGAAGTGTCAAAACGAATTCCTCAAGGAGAAAAACACATTTTAAAAGTTTCCCCATATTACATTAATAATCGTAAATTGTTTATTCAAAAATTGAATAGTTCATTTCGTCCATACAAAGAAGAAATGTTAACCAATAAAACTCCATTTTCATGCGATTCAGTTGGTTCTCAAAATATGGATTTTGAATTACTTACTCATCAATTAGTTGTCCGTGATTATTTAAATTTATATACTCCTTATCGCGGATTATTATTATTTCATGGGTTAGGTAGCGGTAAGACATGTACATCGATTGGTATTGCAGAAGGTATGAAAACCGATAAACGTATTATTTTAATGACTCCCGCCTCTTTGAAAATGAATTTCTTCAGTGAATTAAAGAAATGCGGAGATGCCCTTTATAAAAAGAATCAATTCTGGGAATTTGTTTCTATAGAAGGAGAACCTCAACTCGTCGGGGTTTTATCAAAATCTCTTTCACTACCTGTTGAATATATTCGAGAGAATAAAGGCGCATGGTTAGTGAATATCACAAAAACCTCGAATTTTGCACAATTGTCAGAAACCGATCAAAAAAGTGTGGATCAACAATTGAATAAAATGATCCGACAAAAATATTTTGATATTAATTACAATGGATCTGTTGAAAAAAAATTGAAAGAACTTACCCAAAATAATAATAAATTAAATCCATTTGATAATGCAGTTGTTATTATAGATGAAGCACATAATTTAATCAGTCGTATATCTAATCGTATTAAATCAAAGAATAAAAAATCAATTGCATATCGACTATACCAATATTTAATGGACGCTACCAATGTAAAAATCGTTTTACTTACAGGAACACCAGTAATCAATCAACCATTTGAAATCAGTATTTTATTTAATATTTTAAGAGGATATATTAAAACATGGACATTTCCTGTTCGAATTACTACCAGTCAAAAAATAAATCGCGATTATTTCTTGGAAATTTTCAAAAAAAGTGGATTGAATACATTTGATTTTGTTGAATACAGTGGAAATAATCTAATGGTCACGCGAAATCCTTTTGGATTTGTCAATACTTATAAAAAATCTCAGAGTGTTAAAAAAGGTGGAAAATCACTTAAAAAACAGGTTCTCCCTTCTTCCAAAAGAAAAACAAAAAAGAATATTCAAAGAGATGAAGAAGAAATTCCGATCGATCAATCACTCAAACTGGAGGAAACACTTGATTATCATTATCAACATATGGGAGATTATCAGAGGGGAGGAACGAACGTGGGAGGCGCCGATGAATTCGATAATTATAGAGGAGTTCAATTAGATGAAGGGGGGAATATAACAGATGTCGAATTCCAAAAACAAATGGTTCAAATACTCAATAAACATGGTATTCAACCTGTTGGAGAAGTAAAAAATGCTAATTATAAATGTCTACCCGATGATCCAGATGATTTTAACAGAATGTTTACCGATGGATATGGAAAAGTAGTTAATATAGATATTTTAAAACGACGTATTCTGGGATTAACTTCCTATTTCCGTAGCGCACAAGAAGAATTAATGCCTTCTTATGAAAAAACAGAAGATGGAAAGAATTATCATGTTATATATAGTAATATGAGCGATTATCAATTTGGAGTATATCAACGAATTCGTACAGATGAACGTGAGCAAGAAATGAAGAATGTTAAAAAAAAACAAATTATAGAAGATTCAGATGATAAACAAAATTCGACTTATCGTATTTTTTCAAGAGCCGCGTGTAATTTTACATTTCCTGCTGAACAACCTCGTCCATTTCCCGACAAAAAAGATAAAGATGCAAATATCAGTGCAGATGATTTTGATGCAGTTTCTAAAAAAATACGAAAACAGGCAGATGATTATATTGAAGAGGATAATGACGAAAATCAAGATGTAGACGGAGACGAAGATGACGTCGAATTATTAAATTATCAAAAACGTATTGAGAACGCGCTGGATTTTTTGAAATATAATCCATTAAGTCCACGCACAACTGAGTTTTTAACAGAAACCGATTTGGAAAAGTATAGTCCAAAATTTGTAAAAATATTGCAAAATATTAAGAGTGCCGAAAATAAAGGACTTCATTTATTATACAGTCAATTTCGTACAATAGAAGGTATTGGTCTTATAAAATTGGTGTTAGAAGCGAATGGATTTGCACAATTTAAATTGAAAAAAATAAATGCAAACGGCGAGAACATATGGTCAATTGATGAAGCGGAAGAAGATATAAACAAACCGAAATTTGTATTATATACTGGAACTGAATCTGCGGAAGAAAAAGAATTAATTCGAAATATATATAATGGCGCATGGGATTCTATTCCGCCAGATATTGCCGAATCTTTAAAAAATAAACATCCGAATAATTTTTACGGAGAAATTATTAAAGTATTTATGATCACATCATCTGGAGCAGAAGGGATCAGTTTAAAGAATACCCGTTATGTACATATTGTAGAACCATATTGGAATAAAGTAAGAATCGATCAAGTTGTTGGACGCGCACGACGTATTTGTAGTCATCAAGAATTACCCGAAGAATTGAGAACTGTAAAAGTTTTTATCTATATATCAAAATTATCCAAAAAACAATTAGAGGATGATAGTAATATCGAATTACTAACCCATGATCTGAGTAGATTAACCTATAAAATACAAGGTGAAAATGGAAAAATAAACGAAAAAAAATTGGTGTTTACTACAGATCAGACATTATATGAAATCGCAGAAGTAAAGGATAATATTAACAGTCAAATATTAACTGCCATAAAAGAAACATCCATTGATTGTTCTCTCTATAATTCGAATCCAGACGAACCGCTTGTATGTTATGGGTATGGACATGTTGAGAGTAATCAATTCGGGTCTTATCCTACATTAGAAATGGATACATCCGAAAAAACAGATATTAATGTAAAAACCCGAAAATGGACGGCACAAATAATTACAGATCCTTCAACTAAAATTAAATATGCATTGAATCCGAAAACCAATGAAGTATATGATTTAGACAGTTATGAAAAAACAAAAAACAAAACGGGAGAACTTATTTATATAGGAAAATTAGTGAAATCCATACAGGTAATTGATGGTAAGAAAACAACCATATTTAAAATAGAGAAAGTATAATACTCATCATGGTGGATATATTTATAATCATTTCATTTGCGGAGGGTTGGTTATAATATATGGTATAATAGATGCGTATAAAAACGCATTTTATTATTTTAAGAAATAGAATATAAAAATATAACACTCATTTTTATATTCTTATATTATTATTATTATGAACGAAGAAAATAATGTATTAACTTTAAAAACTGTTCAAATACAACCTATTCGTAATACGATCACTGCTATAAAAGATATATTAACAGATGCAACAATTACCTTCACAAAAGAAGGTATGAAAATTATCAATTTCGATAAAACACATACTATTTTAGTGAATGTAGTTCTCAATGCCCATAAATTCGAAAAATATGTATGCATACCCGATAAAATTATTGTTTGTGCCAATACTCTTCATTTATTCAAAGTCATTTCCACCATGTCGAATGATGACACTCTTTCCATGTATATTGAAAAATCGGATTACGACGATGGAATTGTATCGCATTTAGGATTACAATATGACAATGGGGATATCAAACAATGTTATAGTCAAAAACTAAGATTAATTGAACCCGACTCAGAAGAGTTAGTTGTTCCCGATGTTGAATATTCTACAGTTATTAATTTACCCTCCTCCGATTTCCAAAAAATAGTCCGTGATTTAAATGGGATATCCGACAGAATCGAAATTAAATCTGTTGGAAACGAATTGATATTTGCATGTGAAGGTAATTTCGCAAGTTCTCGTATTTACAGATCCGAATCCGATGGATGCATGGAATTTATACAGAAACCGGATGCATCGGTTGTAATACAAGGCGAATTTTCACTTAAAAGTTTGAGTCATTTCATTAAATGCACCCCATTATGCAGTCATTTGGAGATGTATTTGGGGAACGATTTACCGCTTATAGTAAAATATGATGTGGCGTCATTGGGAGAAATTAAACTTTGTTTGGCGCCTCTTCCACCATCATAGTAACTAATATTTTTACTCTGTTAATTGATTATTGTATAATACCCATGCCAAGAATAACCCGAAAAAGTTCTTGGAAAATAAATCCAAAATATTGTAGGAAATATTTTTGTTTTTGTATGAAAATAAAGAGGCAATTCCATAGAGAAACCATATTCCCGAGAAAATCCAAAACATGATTCGTCCAACATTTGTATATATCGCAAAATTCATATAAATTAAATAAAAAACCAAAAAGAAAAAGATGAATCCGAGAGTTGTTCCGAATTGTTTCGAAATTTTACCCAATTCGACCAAATATCCAAAACCCAACATAAATATATTCAATATGAAAATTAGAATGAAGACAAATAAATTATTTATCACTAAATCGTAAAACGAGGATTCGGTGGATTCTTCTTTATTCTTTATAAATAACAAATAAATAGAAAATGTGAATAACATGGTAGGTGTTGTGATTATCCAATCATAATATCGTATCGGAGTTATATTTTGTATATTTTTGAAATTATTGATCATCCATAGATAAAAACTGCCTTCAATCAATTGAACAATGATTTCAATAATTAATAAATATTGAATAATTTTATATACTGGATTTGAATGTAAAAATAAAACGTATATATCTAACGAACAAGTAATAAATTGAATGAATAATGATAATACAGCACTTGAATATATAGTATCCATTAAATAAAATAAAATATAATATATAGGTATATTATATTTTACTGATTTATATCACCGAAGATTTGAAATCCTGTTTGATATGTTCCATTAGAATCTCCACGTCCCGTTTCATTATTATAAGATCATTTTTACGGTCTTTATCGCGAATTTGTTCTATTTTATAACAAAGGGCATCATGTAAACGCTTGACACTATTTTGATACGCCAATACTTTATCCGTCATTCCGCGTTGTTTTGCCAATATCATCCACCCTAATTTTTCGAACTTGGCTTCAAACCATTTATGTAGTCCATGATATGTGTAATCGTTTTTTTCATTTTTACTTTTAGGATATTGTTTACGGGTTTTTGACATTGATTTTATATTTTTATATATATATTATACAAATAATTTTTATAATATATATTTCGCTTATATTTACTTTTTACGAATAAAATAATTAAAACTCGGGTTCATGTTTTTTAAATAAACACGCCTGTTTTGCTAGATATGGGATTTGAGTAACAAACGCAGAATCTTGGAAATCCATTGTATTCAACCATATTTTTATAATACAAAAGTTTTTCTTAGGTGATATTGTGATACCATTAATATGCATATAATGATTCAGATTCGTAGTTAATGATTCACCACATGCCAAATAAAATAAATTCTTCCATACTTCATGGACTTGTTTATTAATGACTTTGTATGAAAAACAACCACCATTACGATTTTGTTTATCTTCCCATAAAGGGGTAATTCCATCCCGCATCAAAAATAACATGCAATTTTTTACAATTTGTTCCGGAATTGTTTCATTCAATGAAATTACTTTTTCGGCGGTATCGATATCTCCCAAAATAACATTATAACTAGATAAATCCCATGAGTTGTCGTGTGGTAAATGGTAATATAGATTCCATTTACCATTCAAATTGTTATTTGGAAGTGGAATACTCATTGCATCCATTATCAATGCACCTATAGTAAAAAAGACAAAAAATCTTTATATCATTTTATATAATTTGTATTTTTATAGTATTCGGTAACCAACTACACTATTCCTACAAATGATTGCCACTATTATCTGGAACAACCGTCGATTCGATAATATAATCGTCTTTCTGAATTTGAATATATTGTTTGCTATTTAATTCAATCATATTAATATTCGAATCAATTATTTTTATCAAATAATCCATGTCGAATATAAAGTGTTCATCTTGATATTCCAACCATCTTCTTACAAAAGTGGGTGTAAATAAATCGTTTTGAGTTAACAACATGGATTTATCTATATTCAATGAAATAAGATTTGTCATTTTTGGATGAAAATAATTGACAGAAATAAAGGAAACATTTGATTTTTCGCAATTTAATTTCGTCGTATCCAATTTCGTAAAATGTTCGGATAATTTTTTTATTAAATAATTGGTATTTTTATTTTCATCGGTATATTTCATCATTACCAACGTATTAATCGAATTTTCTAGATTTATTTGATTTGATTTATTTTTTTTACATAAAAATTGATAATACCAACCAATGATTTTCGACAATGAATTTTCCAAACTAAATATATCCGGTTTCATTTCATCCGTATAAAAAATGTATTCTTCATGATATTTCCAAAAACGATCGATATATGAATTCGATAACCATGTCGGATTTAATGGTTCTACCTGTTTATTTATACACATAAAATATGTATATTTAACAGCATAGTATATTTCATCTACTTTATTTTGTATATAAGGATGACTTTCATATATGTTCATCACTATTTCTCTTGTATTATTATACAGACGACTATATCTCATCACTCCGCGTATACATGCGGTTTGTAAATGGGTGGAATAATCAATATTATAAATATAATTCAAAATATCTCTCGTTCGTTTTTCTACAAAATATAATATATCATATAAATGTTCAAAAATATCCATTTTATACTGTATTTAAATCGCCAATTATTTTTAAATCTTTTTATAAATAATTATAATATGTTTTGTATATTTTTCTTTTTGTATATTTTGTATATTTTGTTTGTATTTTTGTCAAATATAGAGGATTATTTGGTAGGTTCTCAGTGTATGAATATTCGTATTGAGAACTTATAAGTCTAATGAAATTGTATTTTTACTGGATCCAGTATTACGTCGACGATTCGATCGTTTTGGTGCATTCGCATTTTGCATATCTTTCAAACTAGCGATAGAGATCATCGAATCATCTCCCATATCACTTACTGCATCCATTTGTCGAGCAGGAGGATTATGAATATCGACGGTTCTTGTTTTTAATCCGGATAAAATATTGTCAATATCCATATTTTGAGGTCCGCGCATTTCTGCTCGAGAAACATTGGGTTTGGTTTGTTTATTTGGGTTCTCGAATTGTTGGCTTATATCCACTCCTTGTTCTCGAAACATTGATCCTCTACCCATTGAAATATCCGGTCGATTATTTGGAGGAACCGTGAAATTCATGCTTGCACCTGGACGTGGAGGAGGAGGCATGTTTTTAGTTTCGACTGGTGCTGGTGGAGGTCCTACATTCATCGGAGGTCCAGTTGAATCTTTCATGATATTATTTACAAATCCAAATCCCGGACTTTGTTGCGACATGCTACTTACAGTGGCATTTGTAAACATTTTCATTAATTCGGGGCTCTGTTTGATAACATCATTGAATGCAGGGGTTGCACTCGACAATGCCTTATTTGTAAAATTAACAACTGCGGCACTAAATCCCAATCTCAACAACAATGAAATCTCTGGACTTAATTTTCCACCCTTGTATTTATCGTGTAATTCCGAAAATATTTCCTCATATGAATCAATGTCTTCATTGACTTGTTCTCCCCAGCCATCTAAATTCAAATCAAATGGATTGAATGCAGTATTTGCATATTCCACCGAATTTACAAATGTCATGAACCACCAACCTTGTAATTTCACACTGTCTTTTTTACGTTTATCTTCTAGTGCAGTTTCATATTCATCTTCGACTTCTTCATACACTGAATCCATATTGAAATGCGAATTATTTTTAATGATTTGTTTTTCATACCATTCATCCAATTTTTTAATCATCATTCTTTTCTTTCTACGTTTTTCGCGATCCGTTAATTTCGAAGAAGCGGCGGATGCTTGAGGAATTTCATTTATTTTAGAAAATCCATCCCATGTTTTCGTATTTCCCATACTATCTACAGTCGCATGTCCAAGATTTGAATCTGTATGATCATTGGCTACCTCTACTTTTTTTGTATTTGAATTTCCTCCCATACCAAACATGGAAGTAAAACTATTGGTAAATCCTCCTAATCCACTTAATGATTTGGTTTCACCGGATGAAGAAACACTTCCCGATAATTCATTCAATTCATTTTCTAATTTATCCAATTCGCCTAAATCAATGTTCATGGATCCAGATTGCGGTTTTTTTTTATCATTCATCAATAATTCAATGCCTGGACCGAAATTGACAGAACTAGAATTCGAATTCGAATTCGAATTTTCACCAAAATTTATATCAATTGATTCTAAATCATTTAATCCGATATCAATGATTTCCATTTTATTTATGATAAATAGATACTATTTATTTTTAAGTTCTCCGCAATATTAATTATATTATTGGAAGTTAAATACCATATTCCTTGTAAAAAACAATCTGCTAAATCATCCTTCTTTTTCGTATTGAGCGCCGAATTCCAATTCGATAACCATGTATTTTCAGAAAGAATACGATTGGAATAAAAGACTCCATCTTTTTTATGTTGTTTATATCCGTCATTCGTTATTTCCTTTGTTTCTTTCGTTTCTTTTGTTTCCTTTGTTTCTTTTGTTTCCTTTGTTTCTTTTGTTTCTTTCACAGTTGTAAATTGTTTTAATTTATTGATGGATGAAACAAAATCAATCGCTACATGATCATCGTTCATAATAAAATATTGCGCCAACATTCCCTGAACCGTTTTCATGCGATTTGCAATAGGTGAAATCTGATTCTCAATAATGACATGAGTTATTTGATCAATTTCCTTCACTTGATTTAATAATATTTTCATGTTTTTTCCAATAACAATCAAATCCGTTCCTTGTGCGGTTTTCGTTTTTGTTTTTACAATCGGATCTAAACATCTATTCTCAAAAAACTCTTTTAACAATTCGAGAACTGCCTTTTTCGTGGAAAAAGAGTGTACAATTGAATGTTCTCGACCTATTTCCAACAACTCTTCGATTTTCATCTTTTTCAAATTTTTCAATAACCATTTTGTTTGGGGAATCAGATATTCTGTTTGGGATTTTGAATGTTTCTCACAGTAAAAAACATCGCCCTTTTTATATTTGGCGGCTCGACCACATAGTTTTTGTGATATTATTTCTGGAAGAGTAGGAGGAGTAAGATCGGGTTTATTCGAAATAAAAAAGTTTTCCAGATCTACTACTGTTTTTTTCGATTTTGTTTTTTTACTATTACCAACTGATTTAACTATATGAGCAGGACAATTACAACACATAGTAGGTTCTTCTTTTTCCATTAAATTGAGAACATTCCAATCGACTATTTGAAAAGGAGAAGATGTATTCGAACAATCGAAAATACAATATGCCATATTTTTTATTCCTATATCAAAACTAATTACTCGCATTACAATATATGATATACTATTTTTATATTTATTTATTATCAATAATGTATTGTTTGAAATTTTCAAAACCGTTTGTCGCAATATATACCATCATCCTCATTGTATATGAAAATGAAGAACCAGAATGTCCATTATATCGTTCCATTATTTTATTTCCAATTAAATCTATATTTTTATGATTGTCGAACATAAAACTCTTTACATCACTGGTTTTCAACCAGTCCCACAATTCTAATTGCGTTATTGCCCACATGGCAGAACCAATCATCTCACGATGTTCTTTGTTATCAATAAATAATAAATCAGGAATCATCTTTATCAATTTGTTTATATTCCATTTATTATTATCTATCTATTCTAATCAATTTTATATAATCATTTTTGAGAACATACAATATAAATATAAAAATTACTTTTTCAGATAATTATACAAAAGATATGGAATGCTTATTGGATATATTCGACTAAACAAATATCCGCTCCCTGTAAAATACATAATATGAAATATTTGATTATGAACGGGTATACATTCATAACGATTTTTATTTACATTTGTCACAATACCATACACAAATCCACTAGATGTTATGGTAGATATTGCCAATGGTAAATATGCGTTATATATTTTAAATAAGACGGATTGATACATATTTATTATAATTATAAATAAAAATTGTTATTATAATTATATATTTATAGTTGAGAACCATATCTTTGTAGTAATTGTTCCTGTGTAATTTGCGGAGAAACCATACGTGATTGCAATTGTTCTCGAGATAAATAGGATTCTTTTAAATCGCTGGTTTCATATCCAACAGGTTTATTGGTATCCACAAAAGATGGATATACATAAGGACTCGAATATGTACTGTCAAAATCAATATATCTTTTATAATACCCAGAATCATTGGCGGCTTCAACCGAATTAAATTTAATAATTTCGGCTCCATTTTTGATAAGATATTGTCGATATTCCCAGTTGGATTGAACATTCGATTGTTTGAGTAAATAATCATTTAAAACGGCATCAGATTGATAGGATGCAGTCACTGGACGTCCATCGCTCATTAATGCAGGGAATCCATCATATTTACTGTTTGAATGATACCCCAAAGAAGAAGGAGGAATTGTTTCATTTACAGTGGGATATGCGCATTTTACATATTCTGGATTATTTAAGGTAGAAAACATTATATATACATTCTATATAATATTTATTTTATAGCACGGTAGAATTACAAAAAAGAGACTTGTCTTCTTTTTCTTTAATTTATCGCATCCGATGATTCTAAAATACGAATCAATTCATTCTTTTTTAGTTTTTTGACATTGTCATACAAATTTCTGGAGAGAACTAAACTTTTCAGTTGGGAAGCATCCATTTTATGATAATCATTTTGTTTCGTTATTTTTTCTAAATTCTCGGTTTCAATGTTTTGAATTTCATCTAGTTTATGTATGACAATTTCTTCTACCTGTTTTAATTCGACTTCTTCCTCGAATATAGTTTCATCATTATTTGTAGGGACATCATCATCCGTCACAACTTCATCTTCCAAATTTTCTACAACGACTTCATCAATTTCTTCTAAATGATTAATATAAATGGAACTGTCTACTTTATTTTCCAAATCAATATTAATTATTTTTACAGATTTATCACCTTCATCCTCATACTCTTCATCTGAACCCTCATCATAATCTTCATCGGACTCATAATCTGATCCCTCATCCGAATCTTCCTGATCAGATACAACAATCTTGTCATCCGCATCATTCGATAAATCATATTCATACACTATATCATTTTCATACAATAATGAATTGGTCGAATCACTATTACCCGAAAACATTATATTATTCGATATCGGTGGTTGTTCACTAAAATAATGAATTTCGGGTATCACTGGATTAGAAATAGTCGGCGGTTTCGTTTTTAATATATTCAATTGTTGAACTATATTATTTATAATATCAAACATAGTATCACATTTCTGTTCTAATGCAGATAATCTTTCTTTAAAATGATATACTAACATGATAATCAACACAAACGTAATTACTAAACTAATAAAAAAGAAAGTTTCAACGAAATTAAAAAAACCCATTTTATTATAGACTTACAAATTATAAATAAATGTTAAACGAAGTTTCTAAATCTTTTACAAATAATTTCATTTATCGAATCAATCAAAAATAAACGTTATAAATATATATTAATATTGTGTAAAAATATAATAAATAATCATTCTATTTATTATATAATGTCAATAATTCAACCGATTTTCATTTACATTTTTAAACTAGAAACCGGAAAGTATTTTATACACGAAGATGTAGAAACTTCTATTTTGCAAATGTTATTACAACTTGAGATAGAATATGATTTTATAAAAGAATTCCCTATTATAACTCTCTATAAACAAATCGAAAAAACAAATGATTTTCAATTAGATAATACCGTAAAAAAATATATGGTGCATTTTGGAATATCCAATGTTCGCGGAGGATCATACACAGAAATAGAATTGCCGGAATATTCTATAAAGGCATTGAATAATGAATTCAATACTATTTTAAATATGAGAACCTCCCATTTAGATACAATAAACGAAATTATACAAAAATATGGATTTACGGAATTATCTCGAGAAGAAATCCACCGAATAAGGGAAGAATTGAATCACCAGTTGCAACAATATTCCAAAGAAAAAGAAAATCTTACAAATATATCATATTATACAATCAATGGATTATCATGTACCATTGATAATTCATTGATAGAAGATATTGAATGGTTAAATGCTACATGTAATACGATTGTCGCCATTTGGAATAATCAGACGCCAATTGAAAATTCGAAATCTCATTTTTATATGAAAATTGAAAATAAAGACATCTGCGATAAATACAAAAGAGTGATTGAATCCGTCAAAGAAATCACCAAAATATTCCTCACCAAAATAAATCCTGAGTTTATATGTGATACGAATCTGTTACATCCCGAATTTATATTTGACGATTTTTTTTATCATAAACATCGAATCACATGTGAATCTTCTATCCAAAATATGAATGCATTATGTAATAAATATAAATTATTTGTAAATACCATTATCAATAAAAAAATGGAATATGAGTTTGACGTGAATTCATGGAATCCGAATTTTGAATGGAAAATAACCTCTTCAATTTATTTGTTGAATAACATAGAAAGTCATACGGCAGATTCTTAACATATATTACTACAATCAATATTTCGTAAATTATTGGATCGGTGGATCATTCGATAAATATTTTATTATTCGACGATGCAAAAAAGTATATTAATATATTATATATGAGTTTTAGTACAAAAAAACAATTCAGTAAACGTAATTCTACAATGAAATTAAAAAATAAACCACCCACATACACTCAACCGTCTAGATTCGTCAAAACACATAAACCATTACTACAATCGTTTAAAATGTCCTCTTTCAAAAGTAATAAATCATTATCATTATCCAAAAAATCACTGCAATCCTTAAAATTAAAAGATGACGAAATGGATAAGATTTTGCATTTTTTTACGGATTTAAATATTATGTTTAGGGATATAAAACAATTAATAAATAGTAATTCGCCTGCAATTAAAAATATGATTGAATTATTTAAACAGAAAAATCGTGAATGTATGGACAAAATTAAAAAATCCGAAAATTGTACAGATATCGACCGTAATTATGAGGTTGTTTTAAAAAATATTGAAAAGATATTATTGGATACAAAAATGATGCGTGAACAATTTTTTAACATTATAGAAAGTGATAAAATAAAAGGTGAAGATAAATAAAGATACAACACATAATTATTGATAATAATTATGTTTTACTATAGGCGCGATTATATTCTATACTCCAGTAATTTTTATTTGCGGAAATGTACTTTCATTAATAATTGGATATGGCGGATTTGTAATACTTGCATTGTATGATTGTGTTGTTGCAGTAGCAAAAGATGAATTTGTATATATACCAATCGTCGGATTACTTAATCCAAAATAGGTGGTATAATTATTCGATAAAATACAATTAAAATTAACCGCTACTTTAAAATCATAAATATAACCGACTTGTGTTTGCAATAATACATTGGATATAGTCAAATTTCCCAAATATGCATATACCGAAAAGGTATTCTCTGTAGGATTCGTGGATATATTCATTGAAATATCTACAACAATCGGATTAGTCGATTCTGCTGGAAGATAAGTAACAGGAGTACTCTGTAATGTAACCGGATTATTACTATATAATACTTGTAATGCGACTTTATTCAATGATATCGTTAATGCCGACGAATCTTTATATGAAAGATCTGATCCCGTATAATTCATAGTTCCTTGAATAAATAATGTCACCGGAGTAGTAATAGTATATACATATCTTGGATTGGTGACATTAATCAAATACAACGTTGTAAATAATGAATATGCATATGCCGATGAAAATGAATTCAAACAAAAAATATCGGTATTTTTCGAATAATTCCATTGTTCAGTATTCAATGGCGCATTCGCTTCCACAAATGCAGCCGTATTAATATCACTTAATAAATTATATACAGGTACATTCGGATCTTCATATAGATATACCACCGATCCTGGTACATCACATGCCGTCGTGGGAGTATAAATAATTGTTCCAGATGGACATAGTTGAACTTGCCCATTCGGCAATGTATTCTGTTTGATAAATGATTGAGAATACGTTCTCTGTTGGTAAGATCCATTAATTAATTGCGCCCATCGTTGGAATTTTGTTAAATTATTGGTTTGTGTACTCATCCGGATACTTTCATATTTGAGGATTTCGACTTTACGCCGCATATCCAAATCATATTTTGTAAAAAATAATCCGGTAGTAGGATTTATTTTTACATAAGGATTCATGGCTAGATTATTATATCTCGGAGGAGGCACATTAAATATTTGTTGTTTTTGTTTTTGTACTGTCGCATTTATATATCCAGTGCTATTACATACTTCATTACTATTTACGAATGACATTACAAATCACAATGTATATCATACAATGTGATTTTAGTTATCATATATTGGGATTTTAGTTCAAATATTTACCATACCATAAATTGGATAAATAAGTAGATCCATATGCTCCAGGTTGAGATGCAATATTTGTAGTATTTGGACCATATAATACAATATTATTGATATCGACGACGGATAATGCTTTGCTATAGTATCTTAAATTGGAAATATATCCATTAAATCCACCATTTCCACATACTTGGATATCGTAATAATTTTGTTTTGGAACTCCAGATAATGCATTTCTGTATGTAATGGTTCCATTGATGTAAACATCAATATACTTATTTTGACATCTTATCGCTAAATGAAAATATTTACCAATTGGAATATTATCAATAATGATTGTATCAGTTACATCCACCGAGGATTCGTTTGAAATCGTATCCATCAATATATACAGCGAATTATTGGTTTTAGTATTACCAAAATAAACACCTGGACCATTATTTACAGATGCATAATGTGGATCACCTGTAGGATTGCTATTATCTCCTTTTACGAAAATCGGCTTATATTTTTCTCCGGTATCATTCGGAATGATATTGTATAATAACCACGTAGACCATGTAAATTCAATACCAGTAGGAGCGTTGTTGGATCGTTGAATAAGAATGGACGATGGATTTTTCGGATTTTGTGAAATAGTGGTTGTGACATTTCCTGGAGATTGTCCATAAATCAAATAAGGATTATTGCTGGGACTTGCGAAATAGGCGATGAGTTGAATTCCTAAATTCAATAAAAAGACAAATACAATAACTACTAAAATTAAAAACACGAATTTGGCGATTACACTATTGGAATCTAAAAAAGACGAATTTGCGGCAACTTGTGTATTCGATGAAAACTCATTCAATGAATTCGATAATGAATCTTTCATATTGGAAAATCCTTCTCCGATATTTGAGGCAGTTTGAGAGACATTCGATGAAATATTATTATATGTATTTCCCATATTTTCACCAATTGTAGGTTGATTCATATAATAATAAATATATATTATTACATATATTTATCCTATTTAATTTCGATATTTACCCTTTGCAAATATTATGATGTATATTATTGATTATATATCATATCTGTTTTACTTTATTATCATATATAATCACATTTATTTTTGTATTATTATTATTTATCTATTAAATGAAAACATATAAATATTATGGGATAAATAGAGTATGAATCCTTTTTTTATAATTTATGTATTTATTTCATTTTGTATTCACATAGATGCTTATTTATCAATTCAACAATTGAAATATATACAAAATATACTAATTCATCCAAATAGTTCTCCCGAAATTATTTTACAAACAAAACAAATATTGGCAGAACATTATATTCCTTGGGCGCTAAAACAATATAATGTATTTCGGATTATCCATTCGAAAAAATTGAAGAATATCAAAAACCAAGATCTCCGACAGTATGCAATTTACGGATTATTAGAATCTATTCATAAATATAATGGTAAAACGCCTTTACCCCGATATGCGAAAAAATATGTATTAGGTCGATTACATCAAGGCATAACAATACTTACGCCGATGAAACCACAAAGTCATTCAGACCGAATGGCCGGTATACAAAAAGTACCGATACAATTTGTTTCTTATGATAATCGATGGATTTTTGATATTTCGAAAGAATGTTCTCAAAATATAAATCCAAATGTTGAAAAGTATTCAAAAGGGGAAAACAGAATATCCATCTATAATTCGCATACATATTTGGAAAAAACAAAAGAAATGGAAAAAATAAAAAGAGTTGTCGATACATTGGATTATGATTCTCGCAGATTGTTTTATTATCGGTATGATAAAGAAATATTACAGGAATTGAGAACTACTACAGAAGTTTCTAAAATAATGGGATTTTCGAATGAAACGTATCGGAGAAAAATGAATAAAATATTAGAACAAATTCGAAATTCAAAATAAAGGGAGATTGTGTCTAAATAATATAATAGATGAGTATTTATTATATTACGTATTATGAGTATATTAAAATATTTTCCATGTCCAATTTTTGCCAGTCGGTGCAGTTGGCGCAACTACATTTGCACCTTGTGATAATGTAGCACTTAAACTGTAACTTGGCAACATTGAACTTTCATTTGGATTTCCATTTCCTTTCTGATAATAATTCCATACGGTTTGAGGATCCATTGGATAACTCCATCTAGATAATTGGGTTAAGAATACATCGACACCTGATAAAAAGGTAAATGTGGGAGAATCATCTGCATTGGTAGATGCACTTGGATATACTAATTTGGAAGATACCACTAATTTACCATTGATGTAGCAATCGGCATAATAAGTAGAAACACTTACGGTTACATATACCCATGATTGAATTGGGAAATTATTTGTGATTGGTATTTTATTTGTTACATTTACTCCGGTTCCGGTTCCATTATTTCCGCCTACAGTTGCGTATAATACAGGTGAGTTTTGCTCCATACTTAATGAAAATAAATATGGTGATGCGGTACCATTATTTACATTATTTCCGTAACGAACAAAATTTTGAATATTTTGTGAAAATGTATTTATGTATACCCATACACCAATCGTGTATATCGAAGTATTAGGTTTGGTGATCGAAGTTGCTGGAATTGCAGGTACAGTATTCATTAAATAAATATTGGAAGCAATAATTGGAGGATAAGTGTATAAAACATATATGTAATACACTAAAAATACAATAATAACTCCTAAAATAATGACTAAAATATTCATAATATATATATTTATCTATATATTTTTATCGTACAATTATTGGCAGATTTTATGTCATTAAAAAATCGGCGGATTCTTGATTGTTAAAAGATTATAATTATTTATAATCGCATCTCTGGATAAAGGATTTGAATAATACACTACATTGCATATTGCTCCGTATAATCCATTATTATTATCTAGCCCATTATCATCTCCTACAGATATTATATCATTTGTGGTATATTTCGGAAAATGATTATTGCTACTAAATTGAATCGTTCTTTCTAAATTTCCATTTACAAAAAGATCTACTCCATTTTTATCATAGTTGAAAACATAATTATTCCATCGTTGATAGGTTACAGGTAAATTGAATGAGACGTCGGATGATACGTACACATTCAATGCATCTTTCCGGGTTTTCTTATCCACTGAATATGTTATGTTAGGATGTCCTTTTCCATCTATATCCGTATATTCGAATATGTTTGTCTCGTATGCATAGCCTAATTTTGTTACAGGCATTGGATTTATATAGACCCACATTGATATTGCATAATTTGTTCGATATGGAGATTGGCTGATCGCAATGGACTTCTCCGATGGACCATATCCCGAATTATCTACATATGTCGGATCAATTACTTTATTTCCCGCGGATTTAATCAATTCGTTGTCGATTCTGAATTTGGAATCTAAAAATACGGGGCGATCTAACAATATGTGTTTTTCACCGGTTGACATATAACTTATGAAAGATCCTAGATACAAAAAGAGTATTATTAGTAGAATTTCGATGATAAAGAGAACAAATACGACACTTGGTGTTTCGAAATATTGATTTAACATATATACTGAAAAATCATACAACATACATGGTATATAAAAAATCATGTTGATGATGAATCCAGTAATTCCTTTCATTCGTTTGAGTTTTCCTTCAAATATGGCGTATATGATGGCGAGTCCGACAATACCGATAATGGCAACAATCGAATACAGCAAATAATTATTGAAAACGTATGTGGAAACAGAGGTTTGTAAGAATAAATATAAAAATATCATAACGACTGCAATCATTCCTATAAAAACAAAAATACTGTCTCTGGACTGTTTGTCGAATGTAACATATACGGTTAATAACATAAATAGTACTACCGGAATTATAATATTCAATAAATATTTTTCCACATTGTTGCTGTCTGCATATATATCGGTTGATGCTAAATATATTTGGTAACATACAAATAAACTTAGAATCAACATAATAATATATGGACCCGATCTAAACATAGATTCCATTATCATTGAATTATCCATTATTTATACTATATCTTTATTTTTTTTGATTGTGTCCCATCTTTTAATGCCATTGATACATTCTATATCACATATATGGTAGTTGTTGATGGATTGAAAATATTATCTATATCAAATCAGATAGATAATATTCTGAATAGTGGATACTGTATGTTTCTAAAATAGAATTCTTTATTTTATTATCTGTCATTTTATACAATATACAAATATTTTATCTATTTTACCCATAAACGAATCAAACAAACAAAACAAATATTATAAATTCTCCATAGTCGTTTTTTTGCCATGACAATCTCTACAAAGTGCAATCAAATTATCCACATGATTACTTCCTCCATATTCTAAACGAATCTTATGATCTACTTCAAACCATGCATTTAATTGGTCTTGACAATCCCCGCATTTCCAACTTTGTCTCGCCGCCACAAATTTCTTTTTCGTTTCACTTACCGAACGTTTTGTGGATTTTGTTCCCGAATTCATGATTTTTTCTTCATATTGACTTTTGGGAGGAGTCATTGATTGGATTGGAAAAATAGGTTCATCGCGGGATACTCCTCCACCTCCATGTTGGTCATGATAAAAATTCTGTTTTGACGTGAAATCTAATATGGGACTAATCATACTACTCGTATTACGATCAATCGGTAAATATTTGATATATTCATTCGTGGTCGCGATCATTTGTCCCGCATTCATCGGATTTTTTTTGATTAACCAATACAACGCTAAACCTCCAAATGCAATACCTGCCATTTGATAATATTTTTTGAATGATAATAATGTTTTTATATATTTGCCTTCTGTGTATAAATTGGCGATTAACAATGCAGTCACTACAAAAATGATGATTTCAATTCTCATATTCTTATTATACAATGATAAAATATTGGATTTATTCATAATACATATAAATCAAAAAGAGGAACAATAGAAAAACACATACGCTCAATAAATATTTCCGAGTATGCGTTTTTTCCGTCAATAAAATAGATGTGGGTTTATATTGTGCAAAATAAGATGCGATGGCTTCGTCATAGGATATTTCGGGTTTTCCCAAGATTTCGTTTATTTTATTATGTATGAAATGAATCCATTTTACAAAAGATTCGCGATTGTCCAAATAGGGAGATACCGGATATTTATCCAACAAATGACTAAATTTATTTCCGATTTCGAAATTCGGAATGAATATTGGAATATTCTGGATAAAATCATAATATTTGCGTTTTGTAACTGCGGTTGGTGTATCTGGATACGATAATGCAATGGTCATTAAAAAGAACCAATAATGTGGACCCCATACGGATGGATCAAACTCTTGCATGGTATGTAAAACTATATAGAAAGAATTGATTATAATAAAATAGTTTAATCGCTTTATGGATAATTATTGCAATAATTGCGGAAAAAATGGACATATGTACCACCAATGTAAAATGCCAATTATTAGTGTGGGAGTGATTGTTTTCAAACGGGATATAGATTCGAATTTGCGTTTTCTAATGATCCGACGAAAAGATACTTTAGGTTTTATGGATTTTATGCGAGGAAAATATTCCATTTACAACAAAGACTACATTATGAATTTGCTAAAAGAAATGACGCTGGAGGAAAAAGAGAATTTGAAAACCAAAGAATTCCAGGAATTATGGAATCAATTATGGAATAAAAATATAATATCGGAACAATATCGAAACGAGCAACAAACTTCGAGTGAAAAATTCAAAGCATTGACTTCGGGAATATTGATTCATAATGATTTTTATACATTAGAAATGTTGATTAATGAATCGAATAAAAGTTCTCAATGGATGGAACCGGAATGGGGATTTCCTAAAGGACGACGTAATTTCCATGAAAAAGATATTGATTGTGCGCTTCGCGAGTTTTGTGAGGAGACTGGATATTCCAATAAATATTTGAAAAATATAGATAATATTTTGCCGTTTGAAGAGATATTTACAGGTTCGAATTATAAATCATACAAACATAAATATTATTTGATGATGATGACCATGGATATTTTGAAAGTACATGATTATGATAAAAATGAAGTTAGTAAAATGGAATGGAAAACATATGAAGATTGCGTGAATTCAATTCGATCCTATAATTTAGAAAAGAAACGAATTATTGAAAATGTGTATAATTGTTTGACACAATATAAAATTACCAATTTGTAAATACGTGTAAATATATGAATTAAAAATATCCATATATTTTAATATCTTATGGAAAATAATAAAACACAAAAACGTTGTCCGACAGGACAACGAAAAGATCCCAAAACCGGATTATGTGTTCCAATGAGTGACGAATTAAAATTACATAAACGAACTATACGGCGTAATCAAAGATTGCGTAAAAAGAATGTGATTCCTCCTGCTGCCGTTCCTACTTCCGATAAAAATAATATAATTGAACAATCTTCCGACAAATCTTCGGACCAAGCATTGGAAGAACCATTAAAACAATCTTCTCAAAAATCTTCCGAAAAATCTTCGGAAGAAATTTTGGATAAATCTTCTCAAAAAAAATTGGAAAAACCTTTCGAAAAATCCGTTGAAAAACCATCTATAAATCCTATAGAAAAAGATTCATCGTCTTCTTCTTCTGATTCGTCGTCTTCTTCTGTAGCAAAAAATCCAATAGTAAAACCTCCTGAAGAAAAGTCATCAGATTCATCGTCGTCATCAGATTCATCGTCGTCATCAGATTCATCGTCGTCATCCGATTCTTCGTCGTCATCAGATTCTTCATCGTCATCGGATTCATCAAAATCTCTAGAAAAAGAAGTTCCCGCAGAAAAAAAAATGATTTCCGCCAATGATTTCCTTCTCAAAAAGGAAAAAGTAGAATTCGATTCGCCATACCAATCACCTTTTTTATATCCCGATATAAATGATCCAGATTTTTCATACAAAATAGCCAAACATAAAGAATTCGCAGATACAGTATACAATGGAGAACTTACCGATATACGTAAACAATCCGATATTTTATGTAATGTGGAATTCGAACTTATGCCCCACCAGATATTTGTAAAAAATTTCCTTTCCATGCAAACCCCATATAATAGTTTACTGTTGTATCATAGTTTAGGAACTGGTAAAACATGCAGCGCAATTGGTATCGCCGAAGAATCGCGTAAATACATGAAACAATCAGGATCCAACAAACGAATTATTGTTGTCGCATCCCCAAATGTCCAAGATAATTTCAAACTTCAATTGTTTGATGATCGAAAACTCGACTTACATGATGGTTTATGGACGTTGAAAACATGTATCGGTAATTCTCTCATACAGGAAATTAATCCAACAAATATAAAAGGGCTCACCAAAGAACGTATTGTTAGTCAAATACGCTCCATCATAAATAAATATTATGTATTTATGGGATATGGTGAATTTGCCAATTACGTCACAAAAAAAACAATGGTCGCCGAAGATGAAAATACAATATATACTCCAGAAGAGAAAAAACGTCTTCAAATCCATAAAATTAAAACATATTTCAACAAACGACTTATCATCATTGATGAAGTTCAAAATATACGTTTATCTGAAGTGAATAAAAAAAAACGCAGTGCGGTTCTATTAAATATGATCGCCAGATATACAGATGATATGCGTTTATTGTTATTGTCTGCAACCCCTATGTATAATGACTACAGTGAAATCGTATGGCTAGTCAATTTATTAAATACCAATGATAAACGTGCAACCATTAAAGAGCAGGATGTGTTTGATAATAAAGGGGAATTTAAACCGGAAATCAAAAATGACGATGGGGTAATTACTCAAGAAGGAGGACGAAATCTATTAATCCGAAAACTAACAGGATATATATCATATGTGAGAGGTGAAAATCCATATTCCTTTCCATATCGTATTTATCCGACCACTTTTGCCCCTCAAAATACCATTTCCAAAGATAATTATCCCGAAATTCAGATGAATGAGAAACACATTGATTTCCCCCTGGAACATGTTCCTGTGTATACAAACACAATCGGTGAATATCAAAAATATGGATATAAATTCATCATGAAAACATTATTGGAAAAATCCTTTGATATTACAGATAAAAAAGGAGCAGAACGCAAAATGCCGAATTTTGAGAACATGGAATCCTTTGGATATACTCTTTTGTATGCACCATTAGAATCATTGAATATTGTTTATCCCAATCCCGCATTAGATAAAATGATCGGACTGTTTAAAACAGGAACAATGGATGACGAAGAATTTAATCAGGAAAAAAACAAGGAAATTATTGCCTCGGTCATTGGAAAACAAGGACTTAAAAATATCATGAAATACAAGGAAGAAGAGAAACCACATCCTATAAGATACGATTTTGAATATAAACCCAAAATAATGAAAGATTATGGACGCGTATTTTCACAAGAGAACGATAACATATCCAAATATAGCAGTAAAATCGCGAATATTTGCAATCTTGTCAAACGATCCAAGGGTATTATATTGATTTATTCGCAGTTTATTGATGGGGGTGTTGTACCGATTGGATTGGCATTGGAAGAAATGGGGTTCTCAAGATATGGATCATCAAGTCATACAAAAAATCTATTAAAACAAAATAAAGAGAAACCGGAACGCATTGATTCGGTTTCAATGATGACTCAAAAAGAGCATGATAAACAGACAGGCGCAAAACCTTTTCAAAAAGCGCAATATGTAATGATTACAGGAGATAAATATTTTTCCCCCAACAACAATGAAGACATGAAATATATTACGAATAAAGAAAATACAAATGGAGAACTTGTCAAAGTTATATTGATTTCTAAGGCAGCGGCAGAAGGATTGGATTTCAAAGCCATCCGACAAATACATATTTTAGAACCTTGGTACAATATGAACCGTACTGAACAAATTATCGGTAGAGGTGTTCGTAATTTAAGTCATTGTCAACTTCCATTTGAAGAACGAAATGTCGAAATTTATCTACATTCAACGATATTGGATACTCCCGAAGAGGCGGCGGATTTATATGTATATCGTGTAGCAGAAAAGAAATCTGTTCAAATCGGGCGAATTACGCGATTATTAAAAGAAACGGCGGTCGATTGTCTTCTTAATATTTCTCAAACGAATTTCACACAGGATAAATTGTTTGAAATCGCCGAGAACCAAAATATTAAACTCAATTTGGCGAGTGGATTAACCGTCGATTATAAAATCGGAGATAAACCGTATACGGATATGTGTGATTATATGGATAATTGTGCGTTCAAATGTTCAGTTCGACCAGAATTACCGGCAATTACAGAGAAAAATATCATTAAAACGATGTATAATACGGACTTCGTTCAATCGAATTCGATTTTGATTATGAATAAAATTCGGGATTTATTTAAAGAAAAAACAGTATATTCTCGAGAACATTTGATTTCCGCCATCAATTTGGTGAAAAAATATCCAATCGAACAAATTTATTATGCGCTCACTCAATTTATAAGTAATCCATATGAGAAATTAATTGATAGATATGGGAGAATCGGACGATTGGTAAATCGCGGTATATATTATTCTTTTCAACCTGGTGAAATTAACGATGAAAATGCGTCTATTTTTGAGAGGACAGTCCCTGTCGATTATAAACGTGAACGTCTTGTATTGGAATTACCTAAAAAAATAGAAGAAAGTCGAATGAATTTATTATCCGAAAGAGAGGTCGAAGGTATGCCGGATATCGTTCGTCCCAAAACCTATATAGAATTAGTAAATTTGATAAAATCGAATTTGGATATTACACATGACCCAATCAATAATATCGCGAGTGGAGAGAAAAACTGGTACAAACACATGAATGTAGTGATGAAATGCATGATTGATATTTATGAAATTCCATTAGAAGTAGTCAATAAATATATTATATTCCATGAATTGGATCTGTTGGATATTACAGAAAAATTAACACTTATTCGAGAACTTTACAAAACCCCTGAAAATTCGAATGAAAATAGAAAGGTTCTCGAATTAATTATTAAAAAATACTTTGACAGATTGATTTTGAGAAAAGATGCCACTATCGAAGATACAACGACCGGTATTTTTTTAGCAAATAAATCCGTGAATGAATTATATATTCAATCACCAGAAAATCTGGAAGAATGGAATATGGCGGAAGATTCGGATATACAGAAATTGAAAACGGAAATCCCGCGATTTGTTGTCCCAAAAAATCGTATTTATAAAACAGTTGGATTTATGCATCCTTTCAAAAACAAAGAAATCGTGTTTAAAATCAAAGATATGACACAACAACGAAATAATAAAGGAGCAAAATGTGAAGATGCTGGAAAACCAGTGATTATTGATAAAATTACGGATATATGGAAAGAAGAAGTATGCAAGGGTGCTAAAATCGAAAAATACGGATTGGCAGTTATTTTGGAAATTTCCATGCGATGGAAAACCGAACAAAATCCGGACGGATCTATCATGTTTTTATATCCAGAACAAGCAAATTTGAATGATATTGTAGATATGAAATAATAACTGTATTTTATTGCATATAATAATTCTATTATTCTATAATAATATAAATAATGTATAATAATATTTATATTATAGGTTCTTAATGAAAACAACTTTATTATGCCATATGTTCAATGAAGAATATTTATTACCATTTTGGTTAGAACATCATAAAGATATGTTTGATGATTTTATTATTGTAGATTATAGAAGCACAGATCGATCTGTTAAAATTTGTAAAACTATTATTCCGAATTGTAAAATAATCACTACTCGAAATGATAGTTTTGATGCGCAAAATGTGGATAATGAAATGATGGATTTAGAAAAGGAAATCGACGGAATTAAAATGGTTTGAATACAACTGAATTTCTATTTTGTGAAAATCCAATCAAAGAAGTATTTGATGAAAATATACAAACATCTTTTTCTGTAATGCAGATTAATGCATATTCCCCGAATGAATGTGATCCATCTTCCATCAATGAATTATTTGGTAGTTTATTAAATGATAATATTAAATTTTATTATGATAGAGGAGAAAGATATATACATAATTTTCAACATGGAAATTATACACTTGGAAGACATAGTACAAAAAATCCTATAATTCATACAAATAAATTTCATATAATTTATTTGGGATTTTGTCCAATAAATTCAAAAACATTAGATAGGAAACTTCAAATACAAAAAAATATATCAGAACGAGATAAAAAACTTGGGTTAGGTAAACATCATTTAATGACAAAGGAACAAATATTATCTTTAATTCAAGGTAAAATAAATATAAATAATGAGAATTCTTTACAAAAAATGAATTCGTCTTTATTTCATTTATTAAATGCGTATTTACACCGTTGAAGAATCGGTTTAATGTCCATCACAATCAATATATTCCAAACATTTATTGCAGTCTAATGCGACTGTGCTAAAACATAAACATATATTTGATAAACAACTACATAATCCTTCACAACTATTCAATGAAAGTGACCATGATTTCACGCAACATAGAAACATGCAACGGACCTCATCAGAAATGGTACAACATTTATTTTTTGTTTCTTGTTCTTGGGTTTGGTCTGGTTCTTGGGTTTGCATTTCATGAATAGATAGGATAGTAATAGTTGGTTCGGAAGTTAGGATTTCGGAAGATTTTTCCATTTATATTATAATAATATTTATAAAAATACTCAAATATTATCATGATTTATTTGAGGATTTAGTCACAGATAATATGCCGATATGTTAATTATAACTGTATCAGTAATTTGCAGTTATATTCCAGACAATACAATTTTATATTGTTACAGAATACTCTACTAAATAATTATACAAGATATACAAGATATATTTCTAACAAAAATAAAATACTCGATTTTGATACATCCTACTATGTTTTATAAAATTGATTTGAATTACAATAAAAAATATATAAAAATATAACCATATTATAATAGTAATATATCATCCATGCAAAAAAGAGGAAAACAAAACCCGACCAAAAAGTATACAAATACATTGAAACCCGAGGAAACCGAAAAAAAGGTTATTTACGAACCATATATATTATCAGTTCTAGTAATGAAAGTGTATCTATCGATCAATGAAATCGGGCGTAATATCAAACAGAATTTAGAACGTATTATTGTTTCCAAAATTGAAGGACGGTGTATTGTAGAAGGATTTATTCGCCCCGATTCAGTTCATATTATGACATACTCTTCTGGGAAAGTAAATGGAGATAAAGTGGAATTTCATACGACATTTGAGTGTATGATTTGTCATCCAGTCGAAGGTATGTTAATCGAATGCAATTGCAAAACAATTACAAAGGCGGGTATTCATGCAGAAGTGGTTGATAAAAAAGGAAATACTCCGATTGTTGTCTTTGTTGCGCGTGATCATCATATTTCAAAAAATATGTTTGAACATGTGAAGGAGAATGCAAAATTACTCGTAAAAATTATTGGAATTCGGTATGAATTGAATGATCCGAATATATGCGTGATCGGAAAATTAATGGAAAATATGATTGACCGAAATGATAAAAAACCAATACGTATTTTGTAATAAAAATATGAAAAACGATATAAATGATTGGTTCTCTTTATATTATCTTATACTTATGGATTTAGAAAAAATAGAGAACATAAAAAAAATGGTGGATTTGATGAAAAAACAACATCATATCGAAATTCTAAAAATAATTAAAAAAAATCCGGCGATAAAAATAAACGAAAATAAAAGTGGTGTCTATATAAATATTTCTTTTTTGCCGATTCAAACAATCGAAGAAATTCAAGCATATATTGATTATGTGCAAGATCAGGAGAAATTATTGATGCCATTTGAAACTCAAAAAGAGGACTTTAAAAATACATTTTTTGTTGAAAAAGAAGATAAAGAGGAAGTTCCTAGTATATATAGTTATCAAGTCGCATAAAATGAATATAAATTCATACAGAACATTAAATCAAATTTTTTATAAAAATAATAAATTTTATTCTATCGATACATTAGAATCACTTGTTCCGTTTTTTTATACGAAAACGGAGGATAGTGTCGTTTCTAATATTATTATCCACAAACAAGAACAAGAACAACGAGTTGTTACAGTAGTTCCTCCAATTATTGTGTTGGAAAAACCGGTTATAATTCAACAAAGTATTTCTCCTATTGTAGAAACTCCAATTATTGTATCGGAAAAAACTCCTCCTATACAAAACAAACAAGATTGGATCGAACCTAGGGAAAAAGACAGTATATTTTGGTGTATTTTTATATGCGTACATGGACACAATGAGTATATGCAAATCGGCAATCGATATGGAAATCGTGAATTAGAAGAAAAATATAAAATCATCGAATTTTTGAAAAAGAATCCCAAATTGTTGAAGGAATCTAATCAAAAAATAACGAATGGGATGATTCAAGAAATCTTATCCGAATTCATGATTATACAGAATCAAACATCTCTGTTGGGATTATGCGCATTGGCTATTTATTATAAAATTCAAATTATACTGGTGGATTCTTCCAAAAAAATAGGCATTCAATTTCTCCCCAAAATAACCGAAGATTTTATCGCCAATCAAGATGGGTCATATAAGACATGTATATTGTATAAAAATGAAAGACAATCAGGAAAATATAAAATACATTCATACGATGAGACAAATGATATGATAGAAGAACTAGATTCCAAAATATTCATGTTGGAACAATTTTCCAAACCATTGAAGGCCATTTCAAATTATACTGTATCTCAACTCATTGAAATATCTATACAACTAGGGATACATGACGAAACGATAAAAATGAAAAAACAGGATTTATATGCGAAAATCGTAGAATATTGTGCATGGGATTCGTAAAATCGAAGTCAATCCAAAATATAAATCAAAATAATATATAAATTTATTATATACTATTATATGTCAAAAGAACCCGAAATCAAGAATATGGAAGAATCCGCTGAGATTGAAAAACAAAAAATGATCAATCTCATGAAACATGCAAAAGAACAATTGACGGATCGTTTATCCCAATATTTAGAGGGAAACCCGATGTATCGTCCAGATGGAAAAACAAACGAATTTGAAGTCAGATTTGGTACAAATACAAAAAGCGGTGTTCCTGTTTCGAAGATTGATTATAACAATGTAGTAAAACAATTACTGGCGACTGGATTTTATACTGAAAATCCGGAGGGGTATCAGATGTTACGTATCCAAACTGAATATACAAATAAAAAAAATGAAACTCGATTTTCCAATATTCGAACTGAATTGGTAGGCGCCGATATTATACAGGAATATTGCAAATACAATAGTATCCAGAAAATCATTGATATGCCATCGAATGAAATTGATAAAATAAAATTCACCGAAAAATCATCGACATTAGACAAAGACGGGAAGTTTCAAAAACCGATTGATTTTCTAGATATGAATTTCCGTGTTTCCTACCAATTAGAAAAAGATTATAATATTTATCATCCATTCGCCAAATCAATGATCGATGTATGGTCCGATAAAAAGAAAACATTTCGTTGTTTGAATCGTGTTCGTTTTTCGCATCCTATATATCCTGTATTTGCAGATGTATCCATCGTTCGTTCCTCCAAAAAAGTGAATCGATATGTGGATTTACCAACATATACAATTGCCGAATCAGGAGTATTTAATAGTATCGAAACATATGAAATCGAATTAGAAATAGATAATAAACGTGTAGGACCAGGCACATTATATTCAACTGTAGATTCCGTATTGGATATTTTACGTAAATGTATTCGAACAATTATGAGTGGATTACAAGGATCGAATTATCCGATTCCATTTAGTGAACGTGATGCGGTGATTGAATCCTACATGAAATTATTACATGGAAAAGACTATACGAAAAAACGAGATAGATATGGCAATGAATTGCGTGCATCAGGTGACGATTTTATAGGTCCATCTTCAGTCACTCTTCAAATAGATAATATTGTTCCCAAAGAAGAAGGTGTAAATATTCCGAATATTCGCGATAATTATACTGTAACAGATAAGGCAGATGGAGAAAGAAAATTGTTATATATAAATAAAGATGGAAAGATTTATTTGATCGATACAAATCTAAATGTCATTTTCACAGGATCAAAAACGAGCGATAAAGAATTGTTTCATAGTTTATTGGACGGAGAACATATTAAATATGATAAAAATGGAGAATTTATAAATACGTATGCAGCATTTGATATTTATTATATCAATGATAAAAGTCAACGTGAAAAGGCATTCTTTATGGAATTGGAAGAAGATGTCAAAAATAATTTTCGATATTCTATATTATCCGATTTTGTGTATAAATTGAAACCATCTTCCATGATCACTGAACAACAGGTGAAATGGGAGGAGTATAATGACAAAGGTGTTCAATGTTGGAAAGAGGCTTTCTCCGGAAAAATATCGAAAACTAAACCATATGTTTGTCATACACTCGGACTATTAATTGAGTGCAAAACATTTTATTATAGTGGAAATTATCTCTCTATTTTCGACGCATGTTCTAAAATATTATCGAAAGAAGATGACAAACTGTTTAAATATAATACGGACGGGTTGATTTTTACACCGGCAAATACTGGTGTTGCAAGTAATTCCGCCGGTACTGCTGGTCCTCTTCGTAAAATAACATGGGATTTATCGTTCAAATGGAAACCCGCTGAATTTAATACAGTAGATTTCTTGGTAAGTATCGTGAAAGATAAAAATGGAAGGGACAAAATCCAGAATATATTCAATCAGGGGAAAAATATTACGAAATACAAAACCATTCAATTGCGATGTGGATTTGATCCATTACGTCATGGATTTTTAAATCCATTCAATGATATTATACATGATCGATTGCCTTCTCCCGATGATAACAGTCTAGAATTAAAATATAAACCCGAACCGTTTCAACCTACAAATCCATATGATCCTGATGCCGGATTGACAAATATCGAATTAAAAGACGATGGTCGATCATTATTTATGGTGACAGAAGAAACAAAAGAATATTTCGAAGAAAGTATGATTGTGGAATTTCGGTATGATATACACGCCAAAAAAGGATGGAATTGGATCCCGATTCGTGTCCGATATGATAAAACCCAAAAATTATTAAGCGGAAAACCCGAATACGGGAATTCATACCCTGTTGCAAATAGCAATTGGCGATCGATTCATAATCCTGTTACAAAAGAAATGATTCAAACAGGTGAAGATATTCCGGAATCGAGTGAAAGCGATGTATATTACAATAACAAAGGATCAAGAGCGGAGAGTAATACTGAAAGTCTTCGTAATTTCCACAATTTATATGTCAAACGAAAATTGATCATCGGAGTAAGTCATCCGAATAATACCTTAATTGATTATGCGGTTGGTAAAGCCGGAGATTTGGCGAAATGGCGTGCTGCGAATTTGTCGTTTGTATTTGGCATTGATGTATCACGTGATAATATTCACAATCATTTGAATGGAGCATGTGCCCGATATTTGGGGGATCGACGTAATTACACGAAAATGCCGTATTCGCTATTTGTTGTTGGAAACAGTGGATTGAATATTCGCAATACTTCTGCATTTCCAGGAGATACCAACAGTAAAGATAAAATGATTGCGAATGCTGTTTTTGGAAAGGGATCAAAAGATAGTACGATATTGGGAAAAGGTGTATATAATCGATATGGTGTGGGAGAGAATGGATTTAATATTAGTTCATGTCAATTTGCCCTCCATTATTTCTTTAAAGATCCAACTTCATTGCATGGATTTATGCGAAATCTGGCAGAATGTACAAAGGAAAATGGATATTTCATTGGAACATGTTACGATGGAGAAACCGTTTTCAAATTATTGGAAAATAAAGAATTGGGAGAAGGGATTTCATTTATAACAGAAGATAATAATAAAATATGTGAAATCATAAAAGATTACAATGAAACTGGATTTGAAGGCGATGATACTTCAATCGGATATGCAATCAATGTGTTTCAAGAATCAATCAATAAATCATTTCGTGAATATTTAGTGAATTTTAATTATTTGATTCGAATTATGGATGATTATGGGTTTACATTAATTACAAAGGATGAAGCCAAACAAATGAAATTGCCAAATAATACTGGATTATTTAGTGAATTATTCGCATATATGCAGAATGAAATAAAACAGAATCCGAAAATTAAAACAGAATATAAAGACGCAATCAATATGTCTTCTGCCGAAAAATCATTATCCTTTATGAATCGGTATTTTGTATTCAAGAAAACCGTATCATTGGATCCTTCGAAAATATCGAAAATCCTACTGAATGCGAAAATAAAAAATTCATTTGAACTCGATGAAGAAACCGAAGTGTTGGAAAAGGAAATCGAGAGTCAAGAGAAATTGAAGCCACCGACTAAAAAGAGAATTCGTAAATTGAAAGCCAAAATTGTATTGAAACCCAAACAAGTTGATTCATTTATTACCAATTCAAAACAATATCAAGATACTGAAGATGATGAAGAGGATGAGGATAAAGAGGATGAGGATAAAGTATTAGATATTTAAAAATAAAAATATTAGTTAGTCGGAATAATATAATTATAGAATATTATAAATATTTTTTATGATTATATATATATGTCTACTGTTTCATTAACTTCGAATAATAATAAATTAATAGTAAACAAAGCAATTGTTGCAGAATCATTAGATGTAACACAAATCAATGTTTCAACAGATGTATATGTAAATAATTCAATATATACTCCAGTAGGTAGTATTTTAACATATGCAGGCGCGACTGTACCAGCCGGTTGGTTATTTTGCGACGGAAGTGAAGTCAATAAAACGACATACTCGCGTTTATTTGCAACAATTGCAAATTTATATGGAACACCATCCAATAGTAATAATTTTGTTTTACCCAATTTAGCAGATCGAATTCCTGTCGGAAAAACAAACTCAACCTCTGTTGGAAATTCTGGAGGTAGTAGTTCGGTAACATTATCGGTGGCACAGTTACCATCACATACACATACTGGAACTAGTGCTAGTAGCGGAACACATACACATACAGGAACTACTGATATTAGCGGATCACATACTCATACAGGAACTACTGATATTAGCGGATCACATAATCACTCAATAAATGATCCTGGACATGTACATACTCAAACAACTGTCAATGATGATTTTAATAATAGTGGAGGTAGTCCACCTGGATTTAGTGCTGACTGATGGTGCAGGTTCTAGAACATGGACTAATATTAATTCGGCAACCACCGGTATATCTGTAAATTCGAATGGAAGTCACGCACATACATTTACAACAGGTACTAATGGAAGTCATGGACACACATTTACTACAGATATTAGTGGAAGTCATACTCATACATTTACCACAGATTCGACTGGAAGTGGTAATGAAATTGATATTCGAAATAAATATATTGTTCTCAATTATATTATTCGTTATTAATATGTATTATTGTATTATTTATATAAACATAAATAATACAATAAAAATAATACTACATAAAAATATTCCATTATTTAATGTTAACTAATGGAAATTACAGATGAAGAAGATACGTTGATATTTATTTAATTTTCTAAAAAACGCATTGATGATTATATATGCAACAATGAGTATAAATTAGCATTTCAACATTTCATATTAGTTATGGAAAGATTAGATGATCATTACAAAAATGATTTTATAGATTATTATAGTAAAAAAATAACCAATGTTTGTTTGTAACAAATATAAGTAAAATATAAAAAATCGATTTAAATTTTATAAATAAATTATATTATTATAATAATAATGTTTACACATGCATCTACCGCGACATATACAAAAGGACTTACACTAAAAACCCAAAATATTATTACAAAAAATGATATTATTAATATGTGTGAATTATTAAATAATAATGATAAATATATTAATTTATGTAAATTTGAGCCAGAACCAATTACTGAAGGAGGTATTGTATTTAAATTTAAAGATCATAATACATGGTATAAATCTGTAAGATTATGTGTATCACGCAATCCAAGTCATGGTAAATGGTACAGGATAAATAATAATGTTATGAGTGAATGGAAAGGAAATAATGATATTATATTTGATCAAAATAATATTTTTACAATATTTTTAAAAAGTTTTCACGGAGCACCATTATTTACATTAGATGAAATAGAAATATGGGAACAATGTTTTAATCAAATTGGAATTATAAATGTTGGTAAATATCCTAGTAAAAAAAAATTAATTACAAAAATGGGTAATATTTAATTCAAATACAAAGACAATACTATACATATAAAATATAAAAACAATGGATTTTTATATTTTGTAGGTTCTCAATTCGATTATTTATTCATACAGTATAATAATCAAAACAATCAATATAAACATTTTTTATTTAACATATTAGAATTACCTTTTAAAATCAAATATGTCCTATTATTTATTACCCCGAACTCCATATTATACATATAAAACTATTGGATTTGAATCCACTTCGGAAAATCCATCTGTATTTATATCCCATTCTCTCTCACATTATCTATGTGGAATCAAGGAACGAATTACTTCAAAAGAAAAACAATGGAATACCTTCAAAAAATATACTAACCCATGTGAATATATTCATACAGTTATTCCATTCAAAAAAAAGAGTGTTTCCAAACATAAACCACTTTCGAGATCCTATTTTAAAATGATTGAAATAATCAATATTTTTTATATACAGTTTTCCAAACCAATACATACTTTTCACTTAGCAGAAGGACCTGGCGGATTCATCGAAGCAATTGTAAAAATGAGAAATTGCAAAGAAGATCAATATGTCGGAATGACACTACAGGATGTTATGAATGATTATAATATTCCTGCATGGAAAAAAAGTGAAACCTTTTTAAGAGAAAATCCCAATGTTATGTTAGAGAACGGAAAAGACGGAACTGGAAATATATTATCTCTTCAAAATTTCGAACATGTTGTCGATAAATATTCCTCGAAAATGGATTTAATAACGGCGGATGGCGGATTCGATTTTTCAATGGACTTTAATCAACAGGAAATATTCATCTCTCGATTATTGTTTGCACAAATTGCATTTGCCCTTTGTATGCAAAAGAAAAACGGAACATTTATTTTGAAAATATTCGACTGTTTTATGCAGCATACAGTAGATCTTTTATATATGTTATCTTCGTTTTATTCCAAAGTATATATTATAAAACCAAAAACAACTCGATATGCCAATTCCGAAAAATATATTGTATGTCATGATTTTTTATTTGAGAACCATTGGGATTTTTATCCATATTTACATAATTGTTTTGAAAATATGATGGACAAGAAGAATAAAAATAAAAATGTCTTGCGTTTCTTGAAAATAAATACATCCTATTATTTTTTACAGAAGATAGAAGAATATAATGCGATATTCGGACAAAAACAAATCCAGAATATTCATTATACATTATCCTTAATTGAGAACAAGCATAAACAGGATAAATTAGATACACTTATTAAAACAAATATACAAAAATCCACCGATTGGTGTATGAAATATAATGTTTCATATAATCCATTGATGAATTCTTCCAATATTTTTCTGAATTCCAGTTCGAATTCATTCAATGTTTTCCAACAAACTACTGAATAATATTGTTGTATTTGAATGGATTGGATCGATGGATCATATTTATAAACGATAAATATGTTTTTGACATGATATAACTCCGTTATTTTTATTGATCGACGGAGTTAATGTAAGTGGATATCCGGCTTGAGTTTTGGTGGTATATGGATTTTCGGAAACACCATATGCCAATGCATTTGCTGCAGAATTGCCGAATGTCGCCGCCGTTTGAGAAGCCGCCGTATTAATGGTATTGTATTTTTTACGATGAATTAATGTACTGGAATCCACTGCACCTTGCACGCCAAATTCGGGATTGTTTGGTTTATAATACAATTCAACATAATTGGGTGCAATACATGGTTTCATATTCGAAGTAACTGTTCCAGTATATGTTCCTGCAATAAATCCGAGTATGTTTTGTATAGAGGTATCCGGTATAAAATAAGATGCAGTATAAATAGTACTTGAATTTGTTACAAAATCAATATACCAAGATGGTTGACCGCCCGGAATTGGTCCAATAATATCTGTTCCGGCTACAATATCTGCGCCTGTATTTGCATAACTAATTGAATTGCTAATTAATAATACGGATCGAGATGTCGTATTGTAGGATATAGTTAATAAGAATAGTTTAACATCATAATTATTTATAAAATAGTGACCATTGGTAGTCATTGTATTATGTAAAACCACATTTAATGATTCTACGTTGTATAATCCATCGGGGATAAATACAAAATTGCTTGTTCCATCAATCCAGTTATAACTAAATTGATTATTTCCATTCGCAGAATTAATTTGAGGTTGATAACAATGACTTAATCCAGCAGGCGAATATATATTTGATTTTGATAGACCAGATCCAGGAGTTAGACCGGAATCTCCTTGTCGGATATAATTATATTCATTTTGTTTAATCGTTTTATTTCGACTTACTAAATATTGGTAATTGCTGGTTGAATATGTATCATTATTTTTATTAATGTCGAATTTCTTTTTAATCATACCGGAACTTCGAACACGTCGTAATGCATTTTGAGCCGGCCAGACACAATTTTCCTTACATAGACCAGGTATTTCTGTTGTATTATTTGGGTAAGTTATATCCAAAGTATTGGCTAAACCATTTGCATAAGTATTATTCATAGACACTTGAGAACCTCCCGGCATATCTATATCTGTAATTTTTGTGGAAATACGTGGATTGCAATTTGTCGGATATTTGGATGCGATTTCCTTTCTATAAATATTTAATGGAAGTGGTTTTCTCAATTGATCGGGCTGAAGAATCGCTGCATTATTTTTATTTTTTTGAATAGATGCAATTATTTGATGAAACGTTTTCCCCTTCCATGCAATATATTGAAATGGAATAATTGGATACATAATATCAGACATTTTTTATAATATATAATAATATATTATATATATTATTATGTTTTACTGTAATAAAATTATATTGTATTTATCAATGTCCAAAATGGATAAATTATTACTCATAATGAATTCTGATTATATATTTCGTACTGCTGCAGTTTTGCAGAATTTGAATTTAATCATACAGAAAAGATAATAAACACTATTTTATACATTTTGTAATTATGAATATTTTGATCCAATCTTCGCAATTTGAATTAAATAATATTTATTTTATGGATGTAAAAAATAATATTATTATGGAAGGAAATTTCTCGAAAATTGTATATTCCAATGATTTATTTACAATCAATGGGATTTATATTGATTTTCCTATAAAAATAAATTCATTCAATAAAGTATCCAACAAAAATGTCATGTGTTTTGATGTTCTTACAAATATGGATATCATACAGAAACTAAGCAATATAGAGAAAAACATTATCGATTGTTATAAAAAACATTATAATATTGATAATAAACTATCCTCCAATATATTATGCAAACAATTACAAAATGGTATGCTTAAATATTATAGCGATGATTATGGATTTTATTCCAAAAAAATATCGGATTTCTACATAAAAATATCGGGAATATGGGATAACCACAATGAAATCGGAATTACTTATAAATTGATCGAATATAAATCATAATTATCGAATATATCCAAATATATGAAATATACTGTAAATTCGAATAAAGAATATACACCGTTACACTATGTAGTAGAATTAAATCCGCTGTGCGGTTTTAAATCGTTACTGGTATAAATATATTCGTATGTTTGATATATTTATAAAGTATGAACCGAGTTGAACAAATGAAAAAAATACATGAAGAAGGGTTGGAATTATTCACCAAAAAAAACATTGACTACGGAGATGCATTTGCTAAATATGGAATGATCGGTGTACTAATGCGAATTGAAGATAAAATACAACGCTCATTATCTATCACAAAAAATGGCATTCATTCAGTGAATGACCGAGATACATTGTTGGATTTGCATAATTATGCGGCAATGGCATTAATATTGTTGGATGAATAAACCATAAACAAAACTATTTAAATATATATAACTATGTAAATACAAGATGATTCCCAAAATAATTCACCAAATATGGATTGGTCCAATCGATCCACCATATAATCTAATAAATACATGGAAAACAAATCATCCAGATTATGAATTCATTTTATGGACAGCAGATGAAATTGAGCGTAGAGGAATTGTATTTGAATGTGCAAAACAAATCGAAATTATGAATGAATGGTGTGGAAAGGCAGATATTATTCGATATGAAATTTTACATAAATATGGGGGATTTTATTTCGATGCGGATTCTGTTTGTATACATCCAATTGATGAATATTTTTCGAAATGCGTTGGATTTGCAACATATGAAAACGAAGTTTGTCGTGAAGGGTTGATTGCGAATGGAAATATGGGATTTGTTCCCAATCATTCTATACTTCGAGATATGATTGATTATATTAAAAGTGGAATTTTGGACAAGGATATTCCGACGAATCGCGCGTGGCAAACTGTCGGGCCGGTTTTATTAACCAATTTTATAAATACAGGAAAATATCCTGAGTTTACTGTATTTCCCAGTCATTGCTTTTTACCGATACATTTTACAGGAGTAAAATATAATGGACACAAGAAAGTATATGCCCATCAATATTGGGGATCCGCATTTCAAAACCATTCAACATTATCTTCTGTTGAAATACCCCAAGAATTAATACAAGATAAGATCGAGTGGGTTTCTGTATTAATAACCAGTTACAATACCAATATTGTTTTTATTCGAGAATGTTTACAATCCATAAGAAACCAAAATGGGCGGTTCGGAATAGAATTGGTATGGATCGATGATGGGTCGGATAAGGCTCAAATAGAATTATTAGAATATGAACTTGCGCAATTTCGTAAGACTACGCGATTTACAAAAGTGATTTATCAACATCTCGATCTTAATATGGGAACGCCATGTGCCGCGAATATTGGCTTACACCTATGTAATAATGATATTGTATTTAAAATGGATTCGGATGATATTATGTTGCCAGATCGTTTGTTGGAACAACTAGAATATATGAAACAGAATCCAAATTGTATGGTATGTGGGGCAGATATACAAATGTTTCGTTCGAATCGCGAGAATCCAACAGAAAAATATGGAATAAATCAAACCGCCCATCCGAATATTATTCGATGGTCTCATTTTATTAAAAATCCGAGTATTTGGTTTATTAATCATCCGGCAACATGCTATCGAAAATCTGCCGTATTAAGCGTTGGTGGATATAATTCAACCGATTTACGGCTGAAATATATTCTTCATGATTATGATTTATACATACGATTGTTGAAAAAATATGGGGAAATACATAATATATCCAAAATATTAGTGTTGTATCGTATACATGAGAACCAATTAACAAATTCATTAAATACGGATTCATATGAAGTACAACAATTGCAATATGAATTAATTTCTAATTTGTAATCAAACAGATATAAATCATCTAAAACATCTGCATTTTCATTTGTCCGCGACGGGTTTGAAATGTATTTAATTTAAACGGAGATGGACCATTTCGCATATCGTGTAATTTGTTTAATTCGGGTTTTTCTGGGACAAGAGTATTGAAGTTCGATACATTCAAAAATTGGATCGACTCGTCATATTCCGATTGAATATTTTTAATACTAGTGATTCCATCATTTATTTTATTGAATCGAATTTCATCGACATATTTGTCAAATTCGTTTCTGTTTACAATACGGGTCATTCCATCTTTTAATTGTAGAATATTCTTGTCTAAAATAGGATAAAATTGGGTGCGATCGATATTTAATTCGGACTTTTTAATACGCGAATTGAATGCATTGTCTTCATATCCCCATGCCCAATAATTGGGAAATCCGTTCACTTTTTCAAAATCACTTCCTGTAATGGATACAATTCCTCCTAATGTGAAATTATATCCATAAAAATGCTTGACATTTCCGGGAACTGTTTCATATTTTAAAAAGTTTTTATTGTATGGCATAGTGTCGACATCATTAAATACGAGTGTGATAGTTTTATAATCATTTGGATATTTTTCTTTTATGTATAAAAATCCAATGTTTTTCATTGCGCCTCGATTAAATCCGCGTGTATCTTTTTGATGAACATACACGAATGTATAATCTGCTGGATCATAATCTTCTAATATTTTTTCCATATGAAATGAAAAAAATCGTTGTTGCTGGACACGATCTCTGTATGGGACAATAAATGCGATTTTTGGAATAGTATTTTCTTTTTTTAATATAGAATCGTTTAATGAAGGCGATTTCACGAATTCAATTTTAATATTTTCTTCCATACCATCTTCCGAATCAAACTCGAATGAATCAACTGATGATAATATTTCGTCGAGTATTTCTTTCACTTCTTCTTGCTGTTCTTCTACAACTGGTTCTGATTTATCTTCTTGTTCTGGTTCTGGTTGTTGCTCTTCTGGTTCTGGTTCTGGTTCTGGTTCTGGTTCTTGTTCTGGTTCTGGTTC